ATGTCGAGAAAAGGCAATTGCCTTGATAATGGTGCGATGGAAAGCTTTTTCGGGCGATTGAAGACGGAATGTTACTTTGGCAAGCGGTTTGAAACCTTTGAACAGCTTGAAAAAGTGATTCACGAGTACATTCATTACTACAACAATGAGCGTATTCAAGTGAAGCTCAAAGGACTAAGCCCTGTGGAATACAGAACTCAGTCCTTGAATGAAATTAGAATATAGTCTAACTTTTTGGGGGCAGATCATTTTTCACCGCACTTTCTGCGGCAAAGGTTTCGACTAAATCATAGCGGCTGTCGCCTTTCATTCCTGCGAACGCAGGGCGTTGAAATGATTCGTACATTGCTGTTCTCCTTATTGATTACGGCTGGCAAGCATTGACGCACGACCTGTTAATTTTTCACCTTTTTGCCCATCTTGGGTAAAGGTTTGTGTTACTTGGCTACGTTGCGAACCTAACGCGTCTTGGCGAGATTTTGCTTCAGCCATCGCCATATCAAAAGCCGCTTCAATATAGGCATCAGATTTTTGCGATAAATCCGCTCCATCTTGACGAATAGCCCCAATCACCGCTTCGCGTAAAGCACGATCTGAGCTATCCGCTTTCACGTCGACCTTATGGGCTTTTGCAATACCTTCTAACTCAACGCGGGCTTTGGCGATATTCACCGCATCTTGTTTGATCTTTTCCATCTCCATTTCAAGGCTTTTTACTTTCGCTTCTAACGCATCTGCCCGAGCGGTTTCTTTATCCTTTTCAGCAACCGCATTAGCGGCATCTTGTTTCAATTTATTAAATTCAACAATCACCTCAGGGGCGGCTTGATAAGTAATGCCGCTATCTAGGCGAATATCTGAAAGTTTTGTTTCACTCATTTGAGGTTCTCCATCTTCACGAAATTCTACAGCATCTGCCGCGTCCATATTGAGCTTTGCATCACCTGCACGCCCACGTTTTACGATAGCTAAATGATTCGGCTTAATATTGCGTTGAATCGCATCATAAGGCTCGCCGTCCTCAGTAATGCCACTTTTATGCTCAAGCTCTACCGCATAGCCTACCGATAATTCTTTTTTGCCAAAATCCACGGCTTGGGTATTATGGATCACCACCTCCGCCGTTAAATGTTTGCCATCTTGCTTGCCCTCAGATAACACAGACCCCACCACCAGATGGGCGTTATCTTTTGTAATCACCCCGTGATGATCATCTGTGATCGGAATGCCTTTATATAGCCTTAAACTATCAGCATTAAAGACTTCCTCAGGCGGGCGATATTCTCGCCGTACCGTGCCATCAGGCAACTGATAAAGAAAAACCCCAGTCCTTGTTAGAACTGGGGTATCAAAAATAAACCCGTTATCATCTCGCCTTGCTTGTATCGCACGGCGATCGTATCGCATTACCACGGTTAGTCCTCCGCTAATAAAAAATCCATTGCCATTAAATATTTATTTCGCCTCGCTATATCTTTTTCCGTAATTTGCACTAATCTCGTTAAATCAGCATTATGTGTTAAGTCAGCAATCTTAACCCATCTTGCAATCGGACTTTGTTTAACACGGCATAAATAATCCTGATAATTTTCACCAGATCGTTTAGAAATAGCCTCCACGGCATCGGAAATAACTTGTCCAAATTCAGAAGCAATATGATTAAGTGTTATAGACGTATCTTCTACGCTATCGTGTAGCCAAGCTACTGCTATCATTTCATCAGTTGGATTATGTAGATTATTTACAACCGCTTGCAAATGCTCTACATAAGGCTTTCCCGCTTTATCTACCTGATCACGGTGCAAAGCCCTTGCTAACTGTTCTGCTTTTTTGGCTAGCATTTAATGATCCTTAATAGAACCCCTGAAAATTTATGCGTTTCAGGGGTTCTTTATGAAAACTAAATTAACTCATTGCCATCATTTCATAGTAAGCATTTCGTTTACTTTCTTGCAAGGATCGTATTTCGGACTTCGTCAGGTGTTTTACGTGAGTTGAGTATGAATCTTGCTTCCCATTCCGTGAGCTTTGAGAAGTCATAGCCGAACTCTTGAATCCACCAGTTTTCAATTTCTCCATACTTACTCCTTAATTCTAATAATGTATCTCTTGACAGTCTCAATTGTACTGAATATTGTTTCCCAGTTAAAGCATAAGAACCTAAAACTTTCCCATTATTTGTTTCAATGTACCCTTTTAGGCTCGCTAATGTCCCACCCTGAGTTTGAGTATCATCTAATATAATGGCTAACTTTTGGGGGACATCGCCACTAAATTTAGGTGTATAGATTAATCTATGCCAACCATCACTACCAGTACGAGAAACTTTTGTGGACTGCACAATAGACAAATCAACAGGCACATTCAATCTTTTTCCAATAACTGTTGCAACAGCAATTGGAATCATATTTCTACCCGCACTCTCTTCCGCGTGAACCGGCACTAAAATAACATCTTTACCCTGTATCATTTTTTCCAGTTTAGAAATGGCATCGTCAGAAACAAGATCCTTAGCGAGATTATACGCCTCTCCCACACAGCCAGACTTTGCCCTTTCATATAGAGGGTATGAGGTTGCCTCACCTAATTTTCTGTCAATTATTGTATCTGGGAAATCATCGTCCCATTCACTACGCATACTAATTTTACTTTTTGCGGTTAGGGGTGTTTGAATTATAGCATTTTTGACGGACTTTTCTTCATTATTAAGATTAGTTGCCGCAATAACATTACCTTGATCAACCAACTCCCCAAACTCAGGCAATACCGCCTCAGCACTACAACGGCATAAAATCGGTTGCCCAGGGTGTCCATCTTCTGGCGGATTGTCCCAGCGAAATTCCTTTCCCTCTCGTTCAACGTGTGATAAACGTTCCCATTCATCTAAACTGCCACGCCAGATATAGGATTTTACGCCGATATTTTCTTGACGTAATTGGGTGAGCCGTCCGTTGAGCTTGCCGATTTGATCGCGTGCAATTAACGTTGCGCGGCGTTTAGGAATACCAAGGAGCTTTTCTAAATCCGCCGCAAGGCTTTTATAGCTTTCGCCTTTGCGTAGTGCTTCAACCATTCGATAACGTAGTTTTTCGTGTAACTGCTGCGGTACCGTTTTAATTAAACTAATATTCTGCCATTCAGCGAGCTTTAACGCCTCATCAAGCCAAGGCTCTGATACAAAAATATCCACTTTGTACGCAGATTTTAGCACTTTGTGAAATTGTTTCTTGTTAAACTCTGCCGTTTGCGACAGGAATTGTCGCACAGCAGGGCGAATGTCATTATCACGGGTGTAAAAGGTCGTTGCCTGTAACAATTCGGTTAGCCATTGCTCTAAAATCTCAATGCTGTCATCTTGGCGTAGCATTCTCTTTAAGTGCGGTGCAATTTCAGGCAGTTTTTTTCTTGCTGTATCACTAATTTGCTTGGCGATAGCTTGCAAATACTTCACATACTCCCGCTCAATCGCCTCAGGAAACAGCCACCGCTTTTGCTTTTTGGGCTTTTTGATAGTCGTTAATGTCATCTTCGCTTACCTCTGGCAAAGCCGCCGCTGCAACCCCCAATTCCTCTGCAATTTGTTGCCATAATTCTTGCGTAGATAATGCCCCGCTATCTACTAAGTCAATCAGCCGTCCGATTTCTGCTTTGGCGGCTTCGGCATTCAATTTACGGGCTTCCGCTTGCTCTTTATCTGTTGGCGTATTGAGTGATGGAAAGTGAATTTGCCAGTTTTCAAATGGCTTAATATGTTTTTGCAACATCATCAATTCAATCAACCGCTCTAACACAGGCTTGATTTTATGCTGTTGAATGCCCTCAATTAAATCATAATAGCTTTCAAAATCGCTTTTCCCTGTGGCGTTCATTCCTTTTGCTGATTGCCCGAATAAAATTGCCACGGGAATATTCACATCTGCCGAGATGGCGATTTTGAACTCATCAAGCACATCAACGATGCCATTTAAATCAGCGTTTAAAATGGTGTAATCATCTTCAAAATCTACCGCCACCCCGTTTAGTAGATTGCGCCCCCGTTCAACAAGGTTAATCCGCTCTCTAATCTGATCTTCTAAACCGTTACCGATGGCAAGGGCAAGCCCTTTCATTTTATGCACGGCTTGCTGTTTACGCTCCAGAATTAATGATGACCAAGTGAGCGATTTTTGATAATCACGGATTTTTTGATACGCTGTCTTCACGACACTACGCCCAACCCAATGCAACCCTTTTTTTAATCGCTCAGGCATTGGATCTCCACCCATAAATAACAAGCGGCTTTCGTGAATTTCTACTTGGCTTTCAAGAGAGCCATTCACCGCCCCAATATTGAGGCGGTAGGTTTCAAACCGCCCATAATTGGTTTGGCGTGGATCTAAATAGCGTCTTGTTGTCGGTGAAATTTGACTTAAATCAAACACCCTCACCTCATCAATGCGATTGAGTTTATTGATGTTCAACGGCTCGCTGAGCTTCGCCCCGTCATCGGTTAAAAGCAACATCACCGAGCCACCGAATAGCCGCGACCAACGCACCATATCCGCCAAGGCTGGCAAAATTTTCAGGCGATCAAGGTCATTGAAAATCACGTTATCCTCATCACCTTCAATCTCAACAGAACGAGAAATCGCCGCATCGGCTGGCATATCTACCACCCGAGCCGCCAACCCATCTAGTTCATACAGGGTTAAATCCAAAAGTGCGGTGCTTTTTTGTGGTGTTTTTTGAAAGTGGTTTAGCCCTAAGGCATCGGCATAGCCGTCTTGGTTAAATGGCATAATTAACTACCTAATCCAATAAATCGTGATAACACATCGTCTTTCGGGGCAAAGCACATCACCAAGGCATCCGCTTTATTTGGTGAGGGAATGCCCCGTTTTTTCATTTCTTTTTTGCTCTCGACTTTCACGCGCCCGTTATTGTCATAATCCACATAGGGGCGAGATAACTCCGCTTTTAAATAATCCAGATCGTGAATTTGCGATGAAAGGCTGATTAGCTCATCAACGGGATAGCTTTCCTGATACTTGATGGCTCGATAGGTTTTGTAAAAGCGATCTCGCAGCCGCCACCACGCTTGAGCCTTGATATTGGCGAACATATCTCGATTGGTTTTGCCAAAGACATATTCATCATCAGGCTCAAAAACGGCAGCACCTGCATTAAATCCGTTAATAGCAATAGATTTATCACTAAGGCGGTTATAATGTGCTTTTACCCCTGCACCAACCCCAATACTGTCAAAGACAATCTCATCAGCCCCAAACTCTAAAGCATTAAGCCGTGTACGGTCAGCACTAGCAATCACATCATCCCCTTTCCATTCATCAACACGCAACACCACTGAACCGTGAGAAAAGGCATTTGCATTAGCATCCGCACCTTCATCAGCCACATCAAAACCAACAATCTTCCGACCTTCGGCACTAAATCCTAACTTAACGTGTGCATCTACTGCCGCATCTATCCATACTGGCTTAATAATCACCTTATCACTATCGGCAACGGGTTCCCCCTCCCAAATATGGCGGTAAAGCTCATAATCTTTCGCCTTGCAATCTTCCATTTCCAATCGCAAGGTTTCGGGGAAAAATGGATTGTCTGTAAAATTAACTTTAATCAACACAATATCGCTTGGCGGCGAAACAACAAAGCGTTGATAAGTATCATCAAGAATATTTTTCGGGTTAAAGGAAACCCAAATTTCAGAATATTCTTTCCGAATAGTTGGGATTAAAATTTCCCAACTCTCTTTTGACACATTTTCGGCTTCTTCCACCCAGCAAATATCAATCCCCTCAAGGGATTTAATTTTAGTTGGGTTATTTTTGATGCCGTAAAACAGGAAAATCGCCCCCGTTTTAAGGTTGTAGATTTTGTTTTTCTGCACATCAAATTCAGATTGATAGCCATAACGTTCGATTGTGTCGGCTAACAATTGGATAACCGAATCACTAATTGAGTTTTGCAATTCCCTGGCACAAAGAAAACGGCTATTTGAACGGCGAGCAATTTCAATTAAAAGCCTTGCTATCGTCCAAGATTTACCGCTACCACGCCCACCATAAGCTACCTTATAACGATGTGGCTCAATAAAAGGTAAGAATTTACTAATCAGCTTTTGCGTCATCTGAAAATAAATCCCTTAATGATCCTAATGCCATAGAGCCATCGCTTGAGGTTAAATCGACCTTTTGACTGAACATTCCCAAATGCTTACCCAACAATTCAAGGGCTTTATTCACCGAAGAGGATTCATAAACAAATTGAGCAATATCATCACCCACAAGCTCGCCATCTTCAGATTTTCTGATTTCAGTTTTAATAACCGCTTTTTTACCTGATGCAACTTCAATGTTTTCCAGCAACATCCGAATCACATCATCTTGCGTTATTTGAACTCGCTCAGCACGTTTGTTTTGAGCGGCTTCAATCGCTTGCTGAACTGTAGTTTTCTGTAGTAATTGATAACCTAATTCAGATGCTCTGTTTTTGCTATACCCAGCCCGAATAGCTGCTTGAGTTGCGTTTAAATCAATAAGATATTCTTCTACAAATCGTTTCTGCTTATCGGTCAACCCACGCCCCTTAGACGTGGACTTAACCCCGTCTTTCTTTGGCATAGGTTAATCCTTATTTAATTTCTCCAGTAATACGAATTTTAAACATTGGCACATATTCAGGGTTGTGGATATTCAGCAGTCCCTCAATAAAAAAGCCGATTTGATCTGCGACAGTTAAAACCCATTCAGGAATAAAATTAGCCGCTTCAATAATGGGGGCTTCGCTATCAATATCTTTGACATAAACAGGAATACCCCAAAGCCATCCATAATGCGTGAAGCCTTCCTCAATCAATTTCTTTTTCGACTTATAAAGCATTCCCATTTGATTTACTCCACTCAATCACCCCACTTAACCGCCCCGCGCAAATCTCACGTTCTTTCTGCACCACTCGCAAATAAATAATCGCCTCACCATAGGTTGAACCGCTAAAGGCAGTTTGCGGGCAAGGGATTAAATAAATACTCGGCGGCAGGTGATACTCCGTTTCAGTTTTTGTGCTGCAACCGCTTAATAACATCATCAGGCAAAGGCTCGCGACTACAATCTTGCCCTTTAATCCTTTTATAAATAACGCGAATATCTTCATCGGCTTTTTCTCGCTGCACTTGTTCAAGTGCGGTCTGTTTTTGTGTCGTTTTTCGTTCATCTTCGAGCTGTTTTGTCTTTTCCGCTAGGTGATGATTAAGTTGCTGTATGGTTTGGGCTTGCATTTGATTTTTGGCACTTAAGCTACTTATCCTCTGCGACTGATACCAAACCCAACCACACAAGCCCAAAATCACGCATAACCACAACAGCGAGGAATATTTACGGATAAACGGCACAATGTAATTCAAAATGCGGGCCATCATAAAAACGTTCATCTTCACTTTTCCCATTACCGTTCCAATCTCCACCCCAGAGAATGGTGACATTTAATTCTTTGGCCGCTCGAAACATTGCCTTCGCAATTTCCTTAAATTTATCCTGTTCTGACCAAGGGATTTTTCCTTCAACCAGCGGGGCTAAATCCACCGCGTGACCGGTTAAATGACGGCTATTCATTGTCTTAGTCGCCCCTTGCTTAAAGAGTTGGGCTTGGCGTGCTTTTGTTCTTACCCCTTCAATCACCGCAAAATCAACGGTGCTATATTCAAGGGCTTTTCGCACGACCTTAACCAAATCACCGTGAACACCTTGTAAATGCTTTTCACTACGTTGGCTAAATTTAAACATCTTTATTCACCCGCTTTTTTAACGCCTGCATCAAATATTCACGGATTTTCTCCGCACCAATAAACCCGAGCATTCCCCCAATAAACGAGGCAAGGCTATCAGGGAAACCAAGATGATTTAACAGCGACATACTTGATAAGGTTAAAGCACCACAAATTGCCCCATCCAATATCCGCTGGCGAAAACTCGTTTTCTGACGCAAAAAGGCAGCGCGTAGCAAAGACATAAAAAACGCCATCGTGAAACCCACAATGGCGTTGTAATTTTGATGAATATATGCCCCTAAAATAAGCCATATATTCGGATCGTTGTTTGGCATTTTCATCACTCCGCCTCCTTTTTGAGGCAATAAAAAGCCCACCTGTTACAGTGGGCTATAAGTTCTGCTAAGATAAAATTCCATGAGGATACAATTAAATCTATTTTATCAACCAAAATAGAATCATCTTCTCTTCCTAAAGAGGAAAAATCATCACTACTCAACATTTTAAAAGGGTTGACCGGAAAAGCCCTAGAGCGGGTAATAACGAAATTGGTAGATCTTGGATTTGAGAATGCGGATCAAGCAATCCCTCTGCTGAAAATAGCGTTTGAGTCCTTGCAGAAATCTGTTTCTTAAACACAAGATTTGCTATTAATTCACCTGACTGATTACGAATAGGTAATAAAACCTCTTCTAGTTCCTTTTTCTGGCAAGAGTTAGGAACGGAAAGCATTAATCTATCGTTTTCATCTATCCAAAGCTCTATACCTAAAAAAGTAAAAGGTTGAATAAAACCGCTTTCAGCTTTCATCATTCCTCCAATATTGAGCTTCTAAGTTTCAAATAAAAAGCCCCGACCGTTTCCGATCAGGGCTGTAAAATCTATATTAAGTACTTCTAACTTGGTGAACATCATTTACACAACGCCCACCTTTACATAAAATAATAGGACACTGACCCAAACTTGTCAATAGCAAATTTTGATATTTTTGTGATTTTTAGCTGCATTTTTTAGAATAATAAAACCTTTTAGCAACAATTCGTGAATAATTGCCGTTGCCAAATCAAGCCTACACTTAACATAACGCTTCACCGTTTTTAAACTCGGTTTTCTGATTGACGGCTTATGTACGCAGGGTTTCATTACTCTAGGTTCTATTTCATCAAATAACAAGACAGATAACCGATTAACTGACATATTTTCGACATAATACCCATACACAATAAAATGCAATTCTTTATCCTGGGTTGTAAAAAACTCATCGATCATTTGACTAATCATTAATCCCTCTTCATCGGTGCAAATTGGGCGTTGTGGCTCGCTTGGCGTTACGCTATCCATTAATCGCCCAATGATATTCACTTGTCGTTTATCTAATCGCCCAGTATTAATCCACGCTCCCCATTTATAAAGCCATTCTTTTACCCATTTCTCTTGTTCTGAGGTAAGTTTTAACTCGCTTAAATTGAGTTTTAAATCCTGCATTACAATCACCCTCTACGCTTTTCTAACCATTCCGCTTTCCGTTCAAAAATCCGCTTAATTCGCCGTAAATCTTCATCGCTATAATGCCTTGGGCGTTGATCGCTTTCGATTTCTCGCACCTTTTCGATTCCCAAACGCTCAATCAGCCCTACGCGATATTCGTGGTAATTTCCGCCCAACCATCGATTGCAGCGTTTGCATTGGCCAAAAATATTAAGCGTATAAAACCGCAAGTGCGGGGCTGAACCACGGCTACGATAATGCCCCGCATCAAATCCCCCGCCTAATTTCTCGCTAATCAACGGCGTACCGCACGAGATACATTCCTTATTCGCATCACGAAAACGGATATATTTATTCACCGCACTTTGTGCTTCAGCAATGAGCTGATGATGCGTTTTCAACCCCTCTTTCACCGTCCGAATTTTTGCTTTTTCCGCCCGCACTTTTTCACGCTCCGCTTTTTCACGTTGCTTGGCTTGTTTTTGCTTTGCCAGTGTTACCCCACATTCAGGGCTACACCACCCTCGAAAACTGTCATAGGTTTCAAAACGTTCACCACAGATTTTGCATTTTCGTTTAAATTTTTTTCGCATTAATAACTAAAAACCTCTTGATTTGTGTGTATGCTTGTGTATAATTAATCTTGATTAAGACGACAAGGAGGAAGCATGCACTCACGCGACTTAATCAAGGAACTTAAAAATGCCGGTTGCACGTTTGTTCGGCACGGTAAAGGCGATCACCAAATTTGGCAGTCGCCAATTACAGGGAAAATTTTTCCCGTACCACACCCTAAGCAACACGTTGCCATCGGCACATTAAGATCCATCAAAAAATCGGCAGGGCTGTTATAGCTCTGCCGAGCTAACCTACAAGGAGCGACTATGTTATTTACTATCGGCATTGAAACCCCTGATAACGAAAATGAAGCTTACGGCATTGCCGTGCCAGTATTATTTACAGATAAATACGCTTGCATTAGTGCAGCAGATACCCTTGAAGAAATCCCTATTCAAGCTACAGACGCCATTCATTCCATCTTAGAAATGATGTTTGAAGACGGCACAAATATCAGTGAGCTTCAAGATAAAGGCTATAAGCACTACCAAACCTTAGAAGACTTTAACTACTGCGATACTTGGTTACTGCTTGATGTGGATATTTCCGCTTATCAAGGCAAACGCCACCGTATTAATATCAGCTTGCCCGAATATCTCATCAAACGCATTGATAGCCGTGTAGCAAGCAACCCAATTTACAAAGATCGTAGTCATTTTTTAGCCATTGCTTCACAAAAAGAGCTACGAGAATAATCCCCCTACGCTTGACATTCTCCTCGGTCAAGCGTAGGACCAAATAGACCTCCGAAAAATAGAAAAATTTATGAGTACGAAAACAAGCAAAGATAGAGACAAATTAACCATCTCCAAATTACAAGAAAAATTTCCCAATGCTTTTTATAATACGAAGCCATTAATACCTGAAATAGTTGATCAAATGATAGAAGCATTAGCGGATGACCCATTATCTAAATTAGTTAAATCCGCAATGCGTTACTATATGAGAACACCTAAATATCTACGCAATCTTGCTTATAAAAAATGGCTTCGAGATATAAACGGCTCTAAAGTACGTTTAATATCTATGGAAGAACGTCAATACGCCAGAACACAACTGGAACATATAAGAAAACGTAACTCCCTTACAGATGCGGAATATCGCTTTGCTCAAGCTCTTGCAAAAGAGAGCAAAATTGATTATCAAAAAGCAATGCTATTAGAGCAACCCAATAAACAACAAAAAACACTTGTTATCATAAAAAAAACTATTGACCCTGAATAAAAGTTTACCTATATTATTTACAAGGTCTCAAAACCTAAAATCGGCGGTAATCCGCAACCGAAATCCAATGCGGTTTTTTTGTATCTAGAATTTGGCGTTTCTCCTTTTTCTCAACCAATTTTAGTAAACAAAAAACGGTATATTTGCTCAATGTCGAGAGGGCGAGGAATACAATACCCGAAAGGGGAATAACTCCAGCCTGACCGAACAGGCTTTTGAGCCTCTCGACACCACTCTCAAAAGTGGAATTAATCTCAAAATAAAAATCGGAGTTTACTATGTCAAACTTAACCATTCTCAACACATCAATTCGTACTTTGGATAACCTTTATTCCTTAAATGATCTTCATTTAGCTAGTGGAAATGATCCAAAACACCAACCGGCTTTTTTCGTTCGCTTAACTTCAACAAAAGCACTTATTGATGAAATTAACCGATCTGCAAATTCTCAGATCGCTATTAAGTCTATTCGCGGCGGTCGTAATCCATCACTACAAGGCACTTGGGTATGCCAAGAACTCGTTATCGCCTATGCTGCGTAGATCAGTGCCGCTTTTCATCTCAAAGTTATTCGTGCATTTATGGCAATTAACGGTATCAACACACAACCCCAACAAATCGCCTTGCCTGAGCCAGAGCCAATGATTCAAGTGCCAATGACAGAAAAAGAACTCAACCAACTCATCAACGTCTGGTTCTTATTCACTCGCTTTGCCGAAAGCGTGCAACACTTCCTCAATAAAGTGCGTGATTTGCTCAACATCAATCTTTATCAGCACGCTGACAACGATTTACACCGCTGTAACAAAGCCATTCAAGACACCAAACCACTCATTAAACGGCTTATACAGCTTCACCAAAAGCACAAAAACAAATCCACTGCACGCCTGCACTATCACGGCGATTTCTAAAAACTCCCCAAAATCCAACCGCACTTCGGTGCGGTTTTTGTTATACTTATCCACAGGGAGGACAAAATGTTAAATTTATTCAAAAAACCAATTGAAATTGAAACCCTTGATGATTGGGCGAAAATTGCCGCCGACATCACCAAAGTTGCAATTTTAGCGTTTCCTGTTATTCTGTATGGAAATGATCCAATTTATTTAAAAATCATCAACACAGTTTTACTCGTTTTTGCTGTCTATTTTGGGCTTGCTGGCACTCGCCACTTAAGACGGATAAAACTAAGTAAGAAGGAGGAAAAACAATGAACCTAACCTTTGCCCTAGCAGGGTTTGCTCTAATGATGTTTCTGTTCGCGTTCTTCGTACAAAAATACATTAAATAATCCCCTTACCAACCGCTCTTTTGAGCGGTTTTTAATACCCGTAAAACCCTTGCTTGTCGCTAAATCTCACGCCTTGCTCCGCAGCCCAAGCATCAACATAATCAATTAGACTCGCTAACCGCTTCACACCCATTTCGGCCGTGCTTTCGCGTAAGTTCAACACTTCGCCCTCTAGCCCAATCGCCATTTCAGCTTGTCCGCCCTTTGCAATGTTATGAGCGGACACCATAATCATTTTCCACGTTTCAATATCTCGCTTTTTGCCCTGAAACTCGCATTGTTTGGCAATATCGCCAAGCATTGCGTGGAGTTTTGCATTCTGTGCTAACGTACGCGTTAAGGGCTTTATTTCCACCACTAAGGGATTTTTATCATCTAAGGCAAGGGAATGTATTACCCCGATCGCATTTTGCTGTATGCGTGCATTACGCAAGAAAAAGCGTTGTTTAGTTTCCATCGCTTTCAATCCCTAACTCATCAAGGCTAAAATACCCACAAGATTTTGTGCGATTCACCCACACAAATTCCCCCATACGATCGTGTTTAGCTTCTTTCAGCTTCCCTTCGCAGCGGAATCTATCGTCTGAATATTCACCAATAAAAGCATTCACAGGTTGTCTATCCCATAAATCCGACAGTTCTCCACCGCACTTCGGGCATTTGTATGAGGTCATTTTCTGTAGCTCTCCCAATCAAAATTTATCACTGCACCTTTACCTTCCCGCATTCGATCAATGATTCTCTCACCGACATATCTGCTCAATTCATCTTCCGATAGGTTGCTGATTAAAATTGTTGGTTTCATTTGCTCATAACGCTCATTGATGATTTCAAATAAAATAATCTTTTCCGATTCAGAGCCAAATTGAATGCCTACCTCATCAATGATAAGTAAGTCCTTATCTGTGTAGATCTCCATTACTTCATTCTCGGTTAAAGAGGAATTTTTATCCCAAGTTGATTTTACTTTGCGGATAATTCTTAACGCTGTAGTTATCAGCACTTCGTCTTGATGTTGTTCGATAATGTGATGAGCAATCGCACTAGCAAGATGATTTTTCCCTGTGCCAGGTTTCCCACAAAGAATTAACCCTCCGCCGACTGATTTGCGATCTATCCATTTGGCTGCATAAGCTTCGCAAAAACGTTTAGCTTTACGGTTATATTCGGTTTCGTGATAATTACTAAAACAAGCCTGTTCAAAACGTTTGGCAATGCCAGAAGTCATTTTTAATACGTTAATGTTATGCTCACGTTCCGTTTGTTCCTGACGCGCTTTATCTGCCTCAAGTTTAAGGATTTTTTCCTTTAGGCATTCTGGGCATTGCGTTTTTGACTCAATCCCTCCCCCCATAGGAAAGTGTATTTTTCGATAAAATTGGCGATACGATCCGTGCTTTTCACAGTCACCAATTTGTTCTTTCACTTCAGCATTTTCGACTTCAGAATTAAACCCTTCTAAAGCATTTTTCAATTCCTTTTGCAGGCCTTCTAGCGTTACTTTAAACATTAATAAAATCCTCCGCCCATTCTGGTGTTTTGGTTTCCCCATATATTTTTTTTGCAAATCCACTGTGTGCATCTGGCTTGTTATTCAACGGATTTGGCAATGCTTTCACATTTTCAGGTTGTGAATAATCATCTTCCCAACGGCGGTTGTTCAGGTATGTTGTCGGATGTAATTTTTCAAAACCGAACTGCCCAAGTGAAAATCGCCTGCGAATATCCAAAACGAGCATATCGGTAAACTCACGAATGGATTTACCTGATGACTTAAACGCGGTGCCAAAACTTTTTAGTGCTTTTGCACGGTTGACTTTAACCAAGCCTGCCTGCCAGAAATCGGCAAAACACAGCTCAAATTCAGATTGCTCAACCGAGCTTTTTTTATTTATTTTTTTATTGTTATTTTGAGTAGTGTTTTTATTGTTATTTTGTGTGTGAACTTTTTTCACAGGATCTTGTGAACTTTCTTCACAGGTGCTATGAACTTTTTTCACAGGTGAACTTTCTTCACTAGTGAACTTTTTACACAGGTTAGGCGTGAAAACATTCACCCCTCTTGCCCCTTTTTGGCGAGTTAATAACCCGATTTCCGTTAAACGATTGCAGGCATCAATCACTGCTCGGTTACTCAACCCTGTCACTTCCATTAGTTGGCTAATAGAAATCGCGTCATACTCTTTATTCCAGCCTTTCGTTTTACGCACGATCACTAAGTAACATTTAAGCTCTGATCCCGTTAAATCACGAATAAGATCATCAACGACCGAATTAGGCAGTTGGAAAGAATTTGGAATAAATTGATTGCTCATAGCCCCACCGCCTTATCTTGTGTAAATTCACCGTTCCACGTTGCTTTCATTGGCAAATTGCCTTTCACATACCATTCATAGAGCTTTGCCGCCCCTTTCTTTAGCAACACAGGTTTATAAGCGATAAACGGCTCTTTGCCGTGCTGAGCGATTTCTGTAGTTTCCTCCGTGAGATATTGATCTCGGGCATAGGCTTTTACTCGTTTGGCTTTCCCGTCTTGATAAAGCCAATTTTTGCCTAACAGAAACTCACCCACTTTTAACGAATTTACCCCGTTCAAGCCTTTCACAAATTCAAATGGCGAAATCCCATTACGGAAATAGCTTTCCATTGATTCGATTTGTTCGGATTTTTGCTTGCTTTCTAACAAGGCTTGGTGTTCGCGAACTAATGCGAGTTGTTCACTTTCTTTTGCATCTGCCCAAGCCCGAGCGGCTGCCACAGGATCGTTAAAATTAGGCAAAAGTGCGGTGTTTTTTTGCTGATTTTCTAGTTCATTTAAACGATCAATAATCTTGGCTCTTAACTCAATCCGATAGCCAGAAACTAAAATCATCGTTTCTCGTTTTGGTAAACGAATTTCACTTGTTAAACCTGTTTCAGGATTTTTAACAATAAAAATCCCTTTAAAATCAAGACTATCCATATTTGGATAGAGTTCATCAAGCATATTACGAATATCACGCATAACGTGAGCGTGTTGTTTTTCACATAATTGAGCAATTTCGCGACTGCTCATCGTAATACTTGATTTTTCTGTATTTATCGGTAATAATTCTGTCATCTATGTAGCTCCTTATAGCTCTTAATTGCCACCGCGGCAACGGTGGTTTTTTATTGCTTAAAATTTACTTTTTTCTTACAATCCGAATTATTTTTGCAGATAGTAGGTTCGCTATGGATATTTCCCCTATTTTCACGTCTGTCAAAACTACTCTTGATTTGCTCTCTGGTCTTGAAAGCAACGCTGTCTTGAATGAGAGAGTTGCTTTGCTCAAGGATCAAATTGAAATACTCAGATATGCTCACGAAACGGCTCAAAAAGAACTGTCCGAATATAAAGAAAAGTGTGCCGCACTTGAGAATGAAATAGCGAGTTATCGCCAAGCTGAACAATTTATCTTTGAACATGGTGCGGCGTTTAAAAAAACCTCTAGCGGGTACATCGAAGCGGTTTATTGCCCAAACTGTCTCACGGTCGCAGGAGGAAGTTTCAGCACATTCCCGTTTCAGTGTGGAAAATGTAAGTGGCGAAGCATGTTTAAGGTTTCTGAATTTAAAGGCATCTTTAAATCTCTGCCGTAAGCTCATTTTCTATCTCCCTATTGCTTATGAATAGCAATCGCCACTTCGATCGCTTTTGCCGTGGTCTGTTGTGATTTGTGCAATAACTTATGCAACACATCTTGCTCTTCCTGCGTCAGTACGCCGTCGCTCAAAAACTCGTTGAGCTTGGCAAATAAAATCCCACGCTCTGCCAGTTCTTGCAGTTGTAACTGCGATAGCTCGACTAAGTCAGTTTCGTTTTCGTTCGGTACAGCAAAACTCACCTTGCCTAAACGCCGATTGATTTCATCCGACCAATTACTTACGCCATATTCAAGCTCAATGGCAATCAATTCTTCGCAGGTGAAACGCTGTCCTTTCGTTTGATAAAGGCGGTTATTCAATGCCTGCTCTGTCATACCAAGAAAGCCCGCAACGGCTGCTTTTCCACCTTGGCACTTTTCTATCATTTCAATAATCGTTTTCTTCATTGCCATAAATTCCTTGTGGATTTTGTGGTTTTGTTTTTGGGTGGAGGTGGTAAATTACTTTGCAACTAACTCGGGCCATCTCGTTTCCCAATCTGGGATTAAGTCTTGCCGTGTTACAAAATGATCTGAGTGCTGTTCAATAAGCACGCATAACTCAGCTCCAAGACGTGTGTTTTTTGAGATGGCTTTGCGTAAATAATTAACCGTCGTGTTACAGCGAGTCGCAAATTCAATTTGCTCGTGCTTTGATAATGTATTTAGGTATTTCTTTAGCTTTTCCATAAATGATCTTCAGGTGATGAAAATAGCCAAATAATACCTAATGGTAAAAATAAAATCAATACCTTTTGGTTGTTTACCTTGTGGTAATTGATATTAAAATGCAAGTTATTTTAAGGAGCTTTAAATGGATAAAAGAGAACACCGAAGACAAAAACTTCAAGAGCTGATTAATGATGTTGCAAATGGCACTGTATCTGAATTTGCTAAGTTAGTAGGAAAAGAGCCGAGCTATATCTCTAGAATGCTTTATCCTGCCGATAAACCTCAGGCTAAGCCTATTGGGGAAAAAATGATTAGCCATATTTGCAATGCATTAAATATTCCTACTAATTGGTTTGATAGCGATGACAAATTACCTCAAATACAGTCTTCTAAATATCAGATCGAATTGTTATCTGATATAGAGGCAAGTGCTGGTTATGGAGTTGTAGGCGGAGATACTTATAGTGCGGTTGAGTTAATCCAATTTTCTGAAGAACAATACACAATGCTTTTCAGTAATATCCGCTCTGAATATATAAAAATTGTTAATGTGCGGGGCGATAGTATGAGTCCAACATTCGAAAGCGGAGATTTGCTTTATGTTGATACTCGGATCAGGCATTATGACGGTGATGGTATTTATATTTTCATTTATTCAGGCTATCGACACGTCAAACGCTTGCAAATGGCAGGCTCAAAATTACTCGTGCTTTCCGATAATAAAGCGTATAAAGAATGGGAAATCAATCGGTCAAATGAAGATGAATTTTTCATAGAGGGAAAAGTAATGGTTTCTCAATCTCAAGCAATTAAACGATTTGGATAACTTTAAGTAAGTCTGGCGTAGCGGTTGAGCATAGGAGTTATTTGTAGCAAGACGGAAGTTGAATTTTAGTAGCCAAATAAAGCTAATTAGTTTTAATTTGATAGGGATTAAATAATGACAGAAACAAATATTGAAAAAGTAAAAGCACTTTTATTACAAGAACAAAGAGGAAAGATTAACAAAGAGGAGATCATTGAAGAAATTGCAATGGGGAGAAATCCATTATTAACGGCGAATGATATTGCTAATAGGCTTAGTATACCGATTGAGGTATTTCATCAATGGGTGAAAAATGCTGATCAAAACTATCAAATTCCAGCTAATTCTTTGGTTGGTATGGCTAGAAATACAATCATCAACAGCACATTAAATCGAACAGAAACTAATAAATTTGCTAAACCCGATTTCTACATCGGAAATTATCCAAGATGGACGTTAGATACTTTTAAAACTTGGTTAAGAGCAAATTTGAAATGAAAAAGGCAAGGATTAACCTTGCCTTATTAGATAGGATAAACCTATCGACACTTTAACAAAAGACACTCAGGTATAACCCTAAGGCTTCGGGACGTAGCCATCAAAGCGAATACTACTAAAAATAATAATACAGGTCAAGTAATAAAAATGTTATTATTACAGCAAATAGATGCAATATCATTGAGTCGCCTAACTCCTTATAAGAATTTATGCACATCAAACAACAAATTGGAAGAATACAAACTTGCAACTTGCGTATATCTTTCTTTGCAACACCGCACAGGAATATTTTTTTCACTCATACAAGAGCTTGAAGTTGCAATTAGAAATGAAATGAGCAAAATTTTGAAAAATCATGTCGCACCTAACAAAGATCTGTTAGCTTACTTTTGTTTTTTAGCTTGTGATAATCAAAGTCAGCTTTTAACAGAGAGTAAACGAAATCTAAAGCTTGGGATTGCTAGCCTCCTTAATTTACGGATAAACCAAATTACAAATGCTAGAACAACAGAAAGAACACTAAAAAATAGAAGATTAAATGAAAATGATCTTATTGCAGCTATAACATTTGGTTTTTGGGTACATTTACTTAACGATGATATAAATAAAAATCCTCATTTTCTTTACTGGTCTAATATTTTTTCTCCGCTACTTTTTGGGGGGAGATTTAACTCAACTGTAGATATTTTTAAATCATTGAGAACAATATTAGCCTTTCGCAATAAGCTATATCACCAAGAACCAGTATGGAAGAAGCGTAATGTCAATACTCCGCACAAAGCACTCTCTGAGCTTCAGAGGAAATATCAACTATTTCTTACTTATTTAAGTAAGATAGCCCCATATAGAATCAAACTAAGAGAAAAGGCTACACTTCAAAAATGGTTAGATGAGCTTAATTTCAATCCAGAAGTATTTGATTCAGAAATAGATAAATTAAAAGCACAATCATTCATTTAATATATCCTAGTTACCTAATCCACCTCCGCCCTAGTGGCGATTTTCTTTTACCTAAAATGCCCCCCTCACTCATTAAACTCATTCCTTTTATCTAAAAAATCTACAAAACTACCCCATTACCATTCCTTTACTACTCAAAAAACAAGCAATCAAACAAATTTTTTCAAATTATTTTTCTTTATAAATCAATAGCTAATTATGAAAGGTGTTATTTTTATAAAAATATTTACCTAAAGGTATTTACAATTAAAATACCTTTAGGTAATATACACCCATCAAAACGAAACAACGTTTAATGCTCTTTAACAATCAAGATGAAATAAAAAGCCCTGCGGTAACAGGGCTTGGATAATTAAACTTCGCGAACAGGTGTTTGTCGGTTAGTGTCCATAACAAGCCCGATACAATGTAAGCAGTTTTGTTTGGTCGTATAACCTTCACTTTGAGCTATAGGTTCGTGATTGGCGGCTTTTAGTCGCCAATACCACTGACCATTAACACCTTTGAAAATTTCAAAATACATAGAGGTAACTCCTTATGCAAAACGAAATGAAACGCTATGCAATTTCTTACTTCTTCAAAGGAAAGAAGTGGTGTTCAGATGTCTACGCCAACTCATTTGAAGAAGCACAAGAAAAAGTCAAAGCAATGTCCCAAGCAACTATTGATGGTGAGCTTTACTGTTCAATATATGTTCCAGTCAAGCCACAATCACGCATTGCAAGGTTGCTTTTAAAGCTACTACATAAATTTAGCTAATTCAATATTTCATCTTGGTGATGATGCTCTTTAACAATTTAGAACCCACTCCCCTTTTTACAAAAGGAAGCCGAAAGGTTGGCAAGTCTGTGCCAGTGGGGCTGAGGCAAACAGGCTTATTTATTCAATGCCGTATTTACGGAGAACCAAGGCAGCAGAACCGAGAGGAATGCAATGCAAAGAATCAACCGTGATACCGAGCCGAGATGAACGTTAGACAAGTGCGGCATTGAATAAATAACAACAACGGAGGTGAATGATGAATATCGTCATTGAACGTAACCCAGTGAGCAAAAAATACTGCGAAAAGGCAGAAATTCGCTCAATGGGCAAGGCTGGCAGATTAGCAAGAATGTTTGCCAAATCTCGCCAGAAAAAAATCAAAACGGGAAAACCTGACCGAATTAAGACCGCACTTGTAATGTTGCCGATTCCGTCAAAATCCCAAATTGAAAAAGCGGCGGCTCAATTTCAAGCCGTCAAACCGAATTACCACAAAGGCGAAATCGGCGTAAATACCGTGCGGGCCACACAAAAAATCCGCCGTGGTTGTCAGGAGTTAATGAGGATTTAGACGATGAAAAATAAAATTACTGATTTAAACAACCATCTTTTTAGTCAATTAGAAAAATTGTTAGATGAAGATTTAACAGATGAAGAATTAAAAAGGGAAATTGCTAGAGCGAATGCGGTATCTGGTATTGCATCGAATATCATTCAAAATTCTAATACAGCCATTAAAGCAATGCAGCTTTTCGGTGACCGCACTATTGAGGCAGATGCACCCGATTTTTTAAGAATATCAAAGGCACAAAATGACAAAAAAACGCTTTAGGTTTACTGATGAACATATTGCTTTTATCCGTGAACATAAAGATTTAGCTCCTAAAGATCTCATTCAGGCCTTTTATCAACAATTTGGTTTGCTAAAGAATAGGCAGGTTTTTAGAAAGCTAAAAAAACGATTAGGAATTATCTCAACGGTTCAACATTGCAATCGATATACCAAAGAAGAGTTAGCCTTTATCAAAGAAAATTGCACTTTACCGCAAGCGGAATTAACCAAACTATTTAATCAAAAGTTTAACCGTAATCAGACCGCACAAGTAATTAGGGTACTGTGTGCTAAAAGAGGTTGGCTGACTGGTAGAAATGGGCGATTTAAAAAAGGAGAACATTTAAAGCCTATTGGTTACGAGCGATTTTGCCCTATGGCAAAAGCCGTGTTGATAAAAACAGGAGTTAAGCGTTATGAAAGAAAATCACGTGTTATCTGGGAGCAAGCCTTTGGCAAAATCCCTCAAGGATTTGTTTTGTGGTTTAAAGACGGCAATATTCAAAATTGTGAGTTATCTAATTTAGAACTAATCAGTCGTAATGAAATGCTATGGCGACATAAGCTGAATTACCACGAATTAGACAGCAGTGTGAAACAAACTTTTAATGTGTTTATTCAACTACGAGAAAAATTGATAAAACTCAAAAAGCAACAGCAACAAAAGGACCGCATAGCAAAAGGATAAGCTAAGGTGCTGTCACCACCTGAGATTGTAGGTTCAAGTCCTACTGCGGTCGCCAATTTATCACAAGGCACACTGAGTCATTATCTACGGATTATTTTAGACCAATCTTCTTGCCGTAGTTAGTGTGCCTTGTCATAACTTTCATTCAAAACCGCATTCTTAGCCGCTCGTTTTTAGTCTTTTTCATCGTGGCTTTGCGTGCGGTTCTGAATGAGATGAGAAATAGGAGAAACGCAGTGAAAAAATATGAATTAACCGATGAATATATTGAGATCGGATTTACAACTAAAATTAAACTCTATCGCATAAAAGCTTTAGTAGCAATCGCATCAATCGGCGTTAGTGCTGGTGATTTGGGTGGATATGTCGAGAAAGAGTCAAACTTAGATCAGAGCGGTGATGCCTGGGTGTACGGTAATGCCAAGGTGTACGATAATGCCGTGGTGTGCGGTGATGCCTGGGTGTACGGTAATGCCGAGGTGTACGGTGATGCCAAGGTGTACGGCGATGCCGTGGTGTGCGGTGATGCCGTGGTGTGCGGTAATGCCGTGGTGTACGGTAATGCCAAGGTGTACGGCGATGCCGTGGTGTCCGGTGATGCCGTGGTGTGCGGTAATGCCAAGGTGTACGGTAATGCCAGTGTGTCCGGTAATGCCAAGGTGTACGATAATGCCAAGGTGTCCGGCGATGCCGTGGTGTCCGGTGATGCCGTGGTGTGTGAAAGATCTGATATTGTCTGGTTTTCAAACGTGGGTACGGAGTACGGTACATTAACCGTATTTAAAACTAAGCAAGGAGTATTGTGGGCTACTAGAGGCTGTTTTAGTGGCTCTGTTGAGGAGTTTTTGAAAAAATCCGCGGAAGTTCACGATGAAAAAACGAAAAGAGAATATCAACTTTTGATTGAAGTCGCTAAATCAAGGTTGAACAACTAATACGCCCACACGGAAGGCGTTAAACCCCGTCTTGTACTGCAAGATCACCAATAATCGCACTACTGCAGGTATTACAAGGGGCTAATAATGAGAAAATAGAATAATTAGTAAATTTATCATTTTCATAATACGTTTTAATCTCAAATCCCCCATGTTTAACGCCACAATGGGGGCAATCATAAGCAAAGGTAATCATAATGAATCTCCAAGATCATATTTATTTAATTGATGAATTTCTTGAAGGGCAAAGCCCTGAAGTAAAACTATATACTTATTTTAAAAATCAAGATAAGGAAACGCAACATAGTTTTGTCATTGCCTTAATTGGTAAAGTGGTTAGCTCACATAAACTTTATCATCACGAATTAAACAAGTAACATTGACAACCGCCGCCCTACTTCGGATTAAAACAACGGTAAATTTAATAATTCCAAATCATCTCTTCAATTAGGGCGGTTTTAGATTTCCCTGTGCGTTCGCTTAATTCTGCTAAGCGTGAAATGGTTTCTTCTTTCAGCTTAAAGCCAGCCAAACGCACACCGCGTTTTTTATCACTTTTAGCTTGCAATTCTCGCAATGTTAACCCTGATTTAGGACGCCCCATAATAAAAACCCCTTGCATTGATGAAATGAATACATTAAGATTTAGGAACTGCCTAGCGATGGTGGCAGCCACCGCTAGGGCTTTTAGAACTCTAATCTAGTAAGCTGGCAGGCTCACTAAGATTAAAATTACTAGGATTAAGACTTTAATCAACATAATCCAGTTCCTTTTTGTTGCCGCTCTCAACAAGGGCGGCTTCTTCATTTCTAGCCCCTTGCTAAAAACAAATGTATTTTAGGTTAAACTAACAAACAAAACAAGTTATTTTTTGGTTTAAGCTAAAATATTTTTTAATTTGACACCGCCCAAACTTCAGCGTAAACTACCCCCACTTTCAAACGAAAGTCGGGATTGGCGTCCTGAGTGTTACGAGCGGTCAAAAATAACAGTCGCTCAAAGCGGCTTTTTTTATAGCCGAAAATCAGAAAATCAAAACCTTTTTAAAGGTATCCCCAAAATGGGGAACCCTTTAAAACTTCTATAAAGGGTAACTCAATTTGAGACCCCCTTTAAAAAAGTAGTCAATGATGGGCTGATTGAGGGGATCGAAAGATCCACCGTTTCTCGTAACACGGTACGCCAACCTTGATCAGTTCATCACCAGTAATTGGCGTTACTTGTGATGAGTTTTTAAAATTTGTTGCGAGATTTAAATTATGACTACATTAACTTTTCAAACAACAACCCTTTCGGTTATCAATCAACACAATCAATCTTGGTTATTAGCTTCTGAAGTAGGAAAAGCATTGGGGTATCCACACCCAATCAAAGGCATTCAAAAGATTTACGACCGCCACGCTGACGAATTTACCCCAAATATGACCGCACTTATTAATATGCAAACCAACGGCGGAATGCAAAAAGTGCGAATTTTCAGCTTGCGTGGTGCTCACCTAATTGGAATGCTTTCACACACCAAAGTTGCCAAAGATTTTCGTAAGTGGGTGCTGGATATTCTCGATCAAGAAGTAGAGCGACAAAAACCAAAACAACTCGCCCTACCCGAACCCAAAACCTACAACAGAACGCTTACCGCACTGGAATTGGAGGATTTGCTTTGGCTTTGGTTTATCAACCACAATATGTTGAACTTCATCAACAGCCTAATCGAACCGCTAGAAAAAATCGGCTCGAACTTTCTTCCCTCAGCACACAGCCAATCTCGGGAATATGGCGAATTTAACCACTATATGGCACCGCTTATCGACAAACTGATTGCTAACGCCGAACTCGGTTCTGCCAACCAACTGCCGAAACGCACGCTTGAACAAGTGTTAGGTAAAACCACCACACAACGCGGTTATCACTTAACCAAACGTTAATTTTCACCACCGCCTTACCTTACTTTTTAGTGAGGCGGTTTCTTGCACCCTAAATTCAGTAATTTGATTAAAAAGGAAACAGAGATGAAACAGCGTGGTTATGAAACACTGGTGGCAGATTACGTTAAATCAAAATTAGGTGAAAACATCACCACAAGTCAGATTGCAACGCAATATGGTGAGGTTAGCCTTTATCACAACAATAAACTGTATATCGTAGTGTTTGATAATCCAACCACCCTACAGATAGACGACATTAATCGCCAACTCTTCGCAGTACATTTCACGCATGAGCTAATTTATCGAACGGGACGAAAACTACTGACCTTTGAAACCCAACGCTTACTAAAACCGGAAGTAAGTTATTTACTCAGACATCTAAAACAGATGGAGAAGAAAAATGCCAATTTATCGCGTACATAGCAGTGCTTACCACGATGGCTCAACTAAAGGATTTCGCCACGACATTAAACATAAACGGCACGACTGTTTTCGTGGTGATGTGAGGATATTTCAAATCATTGATGGATATCCACATCAAATCTCACGGAAGCGGAAACGTTTTACAAATAAAGAAGAGGCTTATCAGTGGGCAAAGCAATTTGCTCAAACCATCACAAAGCAATTAAAAAGGAAACAAAAATGAACGCACTTATCAAACATACACTACAAGCCCTACTCATTTTATTTGTCGTTATCTCTGCTCTAAGCCTTGCCGATGCCTACGCACAAACAGCGGAAGATTACTACACAAACCAAGGCTTCACATTAGAACAACTCGCCGAAATGGAACGCCAAGCCAACCTTGAGTGGCAACAAGAACAAGGCGACTTACCGCCCAATTTAACCGTTGAGGCTGAAAAATACCTCAAAAATTACACCGCACTTTTGCAACAGGAGATAACCAATGAACGATAGCGAACTTGCCCGAGCTTACGACGATTACAGCGACCGCTTGCTTGAGGAGTATTACCGCGAAGACGAGCAAGACACGGAAGAGCCTGAAATCGATGAAGACGATGATTTTTGCCATTACCACTGCATAGGAGCGGGCGGATTATGATTGATTTGAATAACAAAAACCTAGATGCATTAATGGAAAGCCTCATTCAGCAAGATAGGGTGGGCAAAGCCTACCGCAAAGCTGAAGCTACAAGGCACATTCAAGAAGCCCTTAAATGGGTTGAAATTAATGACCTGATTACCATTGCCGAAGCCCTTTACGCGGAAGACTTTGCCAATGCCGAAATCGCCTATCACAATCACAGAGGAAACACACAATGAAACTTTACGAAATCGCAGAAAGCTACAACAACGTAGCAGAACTCTTAGCTAACCCAGAATTTGCCGAAAATGCGGATATTATCACCGCACTTGATGCCATAGAAGATGAGTTTAACAACAAAGCCATCAACACCATTAAAGCCATTAAACGCGTGGAAGGCGATATTGACTTACTTGATGCCGAAATCAAGCGACTAACGGCAATGAAAAAAGCCCGTCAAAACCGTATTGAGGAAGTGAAAAACTACCTTAAATACAATATGCAAAAAACGGGGATTTTCAAAATCGAAAGCCCGCTGTTCAAAATTGCCTACAGCGAACGAAAACAAAGTGCGGTGGAAATTGACGACAATTTATTCCTTGCCAATAACCTTGATGAAAACCTTGTCAGCGTCAAAATCACCCCGAACAAAACCGCCATTAAAGAGGCGTTGAAACGGGGTGATGATGTGATTGGGGCAAGGTTGGTTGATAGCCAAGTGTTAAGCATTAAATAGGAGTAATCAAATGCAATTTCAAAAAGCAGAACGAAAAAAATCAAAGCTCAGACTTGCCTTAACAGGTCCAAGTGGATCGGGTAAAACTTATGGGGCTTTGCTTGTTGCGAAAGGGCTAGGTGGAAGAATTGCGGTAATTGATACCGAAAAAGGGAGTGCTTCCCTTTATTCTCATTTGGTCGATTTTGATGTGCTAGACCTAGAAGCCCCTTACACCCCTGAACGCTATCGCCAAGCAGTTAGATTAGCCGTTGAAAACGGGTATGATGTCGTAATTATTGATAGCATTACGCACGAATGGTCAGGAGCTGGAGGTTGCCTTGAGTTAAATGACGAAATCGCCAAAGCGAAATTCAAAGGAAATACTTGGAGTGCGTGGAGTGAGACCAAAGCACGCCACCGTGCTTTAATTGATGACTTACTTGCCAGCCCAACTCACATCATTGTTACAATGCGAAGTAAAACTGAGACCGCTCAAGCAGAAATAAATGGTCGCAAGCAGGTTCAAAAACTTGGAATGAAAGCGGAACAAAATGACGGTATTGAGTATGAATTTACTACTGTATTGGATTTAATCCACGACGGCAATTTTGCTCAGCCGAGTAAAGACCGTACAGGCTTATTCCCACCTAATGGAAATCCATTTAAATTATCCGCTGAAATAGGGAAACAGCTTGTAGAGTGGTTGGAAAGCGGTGTTGATTTAACCTTTAAAAGGGCTGAGGTTCACAGAGATAAAATGCTACAAAAAATAACGACTGCAGAAACGCTCGAATTGCTAGGTGAAATGAGTAAATATGTTACTGATAAATTTAAAGATTATCCGATTTTATTAACAGAGTTAGAACAAGCAATTTTAGCTCGCAAAGCGAGTTTAGATAATCAAGGGGGAGAATAATGGCAGGCATAAACAAAGCCATCATCGTCGGCAATTTAGGCAACGATCCAGAAATCCGCACAATGCAAAATGGCGATCAGGTTGCAACAATCAGCGTGGCAACCTCAGAAAGCTGGACGGATAAGCAAACAGGCGAACGGCGAGAACTCACCGAATGGCACAGAATTGTACTTTATCGGCGGTTAGCGGAAATTGCAGGGCAATACCTCAAAAAAGGCTCAAAAGTCTATATTGAGGGGCGTATCAGAACCCGAAAATGGCAAGACCAGCACGGCGTTGAGCGTTACACCACCGAAATTCAAGGCGACAGCTTGCAGATGTTAGATAGCCGCCAAGATGGACAAAGTGCACAAACAAACGCACCACCGCGTCAAACGCAATCAACAAAATCCAATGCTTATGCTAATGCTAAAAGTGGCAACTACACGCCACCACCGCAGAATAATGGTGATGAGCTAGATGATGATATTCCGTTCTGAGTTGTCTAGACAATTTAAACAATATCTAAACGATTTTAGACAATTAAAAACATATTTAGCATTTAAAATCAAATAGATAGTATTGTTTAAATTAGACGATTCCTGATTATTTTTAGATGATAGCCCTCAAATGAGGGCTTTTTTATGAGGCAAAAATGAACACAGACCTACTCAACGAACGGGCCAAAACGCACGGCGATTTTATCAGCGGTGCAGAAACCTTTTATCACCTGATGAAACCGATCATCGAAAGCCAGCTTTTTGAACGCAACAAAGTCAAAGCCTATGCCGCCACAATGATTGCCGCCAAACTCACCCGAATTTGCAACGGTGATGAAAACTTCCCCGACCACTGGGACGACATTATCGGCTATGCTCAATTAGCCACTGGTAAGCAATTTGAACCACAGCAAGCGGTAAGTGTGCCAGTTGTGGATTATATAAAAACTCAGAATATGACAGCGAACCGCTAAATAGCGGTTTTTATTGGAGAAAAGAAAATGTTTTGGTTTAAAAATGCAATGATTTACCGCTTAACAAAAGCGATGGATTTTTCCAACCTCTCAAGCCAACTTGAGGCGTGTGAATTTACGCCTTGCGGTAGTAGTGAGGCAAGTAAATTTGGCTGGATTGCACCACTTAGCACGAGTGAACAGCTCTGCTTTGAGGCAAATGGGCAAATCCTACTTGTGGCCCAGCGAGAAGAAAAAATCTTGCCAAATTATGTCGTAACCAAAGAGCTAACTAACCGAGTAAAAGCGTTAGAAGAAAAAGAAGGGCGTAAACTCAAAAAAGTCGAAAGGCTGTCTATTAAAGATGATGTGGTTGCCTCTCTTTTGCCTCAAGCCTTTACCCGTAGCACCTACACCGCACTTTGGATTGATACGCAAAACCAGTTGATTTATGTGGACGCGGCTTCCGCTAAACGAGCCGAAGATGCATTAGCGTTACTACGTAAATCCCTAGGCTCATTGCCAGTTATTCCACTCGCCTTTGCAAATGACGCATCGCTAGTTATGACAAACTGGGTAAATGAAGCACCTGATTGGCTAACCGTGCTGGAAGAAGCCGAATTGACGGGGTTAAAAGAAGATGGCATAGCTAAATTTAAGCGACAATATTTAGATAGCAACGAAATTTACTCATTACTTGAGGCGGGAAAAGTGGTAACAAAAATCGCTCTAGAATGGGAAGGGAATTTAAGTTTTGTACTTTGTGATGATGGCACACTCAAACGCCTTAAATTTGCTGATGAAATCAAAGAGAAAAATGATGACATTGCCAAAGAAGATATTGCTCAATGCTTTGACGCGGATTTTTTATTAATGGCTGCAACCATTTCAGAATTAACTAAGAGATTGCTCAATGAATTTGGTGGAGAAAAGGAAAGCATATGAAGATTATAAAACGATTAGCTGAACGAGTGCTTAGAGATGATTTTATTTACCTCGAAAGAAAAGTTGCAGAAAAAGTTAGTGAATTAAGTAAAGAATATCAGAAGATAATTGAAGAGCGAGATAAAACTATTGTTGGCTTGCGAACAATTATCGAAAATCAAAAAGCAGATATTCTTAAATTAAGAAAGAAAGTAAAAAAAAGACCGTATTTTAAGCAAAAAAACATAACAAGGAGAATAAACAATGACTTTTAAAATTGAATCAGGGTGGTTTTTATTAGCTTTACTTTTAATTGCTACATCACTTGTTTTTCTAACTGTTAATTCTTTGGATATAGGTAATGCTTATATTAAGCAAGCCAAGGCTGGTAAAGATAATTTCGGCCTTATTTTTGCTTGGGCTTATTATGTGGTTGCCTTTATTTTTGATTACTTAACGAGGCTATTAGGCTGGCTTGCTCTCTTATTTTTTTGTGCTTCTGTATTTGGGTATCGCGTTGAGATAAGTTCACACAAGCCAGAGAAAGAAATACAAGAAGCTCATAAAAAACACACTGAACATTTCACAGGAAAGCAAGTGGAGAAATAAAATGCACCCAGAGCTTATTGTTTGTGCTGCCATTAAATTTATTGAGCGAAACCAAAAAGAGATTAACTTAGGTAGAAAAGGTACTGAATTAATTATTCCTATGGTTCGTCATTATTCACCTGATGGCAGAGATGTTATTGAAATCCTTGAAAATAAAGAACTTGCAGAAGTTGAACAAGGATTTCTTACTAATAAAAGTCGGTTTGTAGATAGAAAAGAAGCATTAAAAATCGCAAAAAATAATAATCAAATTAAATTTGATATTGGTTATGAACCAGATAAATTATATTCAGAAATGCTTTATTAATTATAGGAGTAATAAAGATGAAACCATTTGATTTAGAAAAAGCCTTAGCAGGCGAGCCAGTTAAATTAAAAAATGGATATAAAGCATTTATTAAACTGGATTTAAACAGTGAAGCTAAAAATATAGATAAATCTTATATTGGGTTATTAGATTTATTCGGATATTACACACACGAAAATATTATTATCCCTTGTAGATGGTATTCAGATACTCTGAATGCGAGTACAGACGAAGCAGGATTAACTATTGCGGGAATGTGGGAAGATCCGAAACGTTATGTGAACGGTATCGAAGTTCCTGAACCAGTAACGTTAAATACTTGGGAAAATGGTAGAAAATACTGGTATGTAAGGTTTACCGCACCTGAATGTGTGCAAGATGACCCATTTTATAAATACAGTAAAAGAGATGAGCGAATGATTTCACAAGGGGTAGTTTTTAAAACTAAGAAAGGTGCAACAGCAATGGCTAAAGCATTGTTAAATTATAACGTAGAGTATAAAAATGATGATAACGCCTATGCTAATAATGGTTGGATTGATATAAATAAACAACTCCCACCACTAGGAACCAAAGTGATTGGTAGATGTGTTATAGATGGTAAAGTGTTAATACTTATTATTGTAAAAAAGCTTGTCGGTAGTGAGTATTGGTTTTCACCCGTTAATATTTACGGTACATTTGATGATAAAGCGGTTGATGTCACGCACTGGCAGCCACTACCAAAACTACCACAAGCCTAACCTAGCAAGTTAGGCTTTTTATTTGACAAACCGCCCTACTTCGGATTAAGATAACCGCACTTCCAAGCCGTTTTTTAACGGCTTTTTTTGTACCTTAAAATGATAAAAAATAGGAGAGCACTAATGATTACATATCAAGATCTGTGCAAACAGCACCAACAATTCAACCATATTTTGATTGAACGTCGCGCGATATTAAGAGAACAAATTCGGCAATTACGTTTAGCCTTAGCAATGGATTTAGGGCTAACAGAAAAATATTATAAAAAACAACTTAACGACCCAAGCCCAACAGAACCTTACGTCAGAGTAACCGATAGCGATGGAGCCCCAACTGAGTCACATCAACTTAAAGCAGAATATGATGAATTACATAATCCAAGCATTACTTTTGGTTTATCTTTAGCGCTCGAAGAAAGTGCAATAACCTACCCGAAGAAGCCTGTTAGATTGGTTATTACAGCCTATTATCTTTCAGAAAATACCATAAGATTTGTTTTTCCGAATATTGACGACACACCAGCTTTCGGAATTAATATTGATGATGACAAGCAAAGTAAGTTTTCAGTAGTTATTGAGGCTTATAAACAACTTGTTATGAAAACTTTTACAATCTAATTGACAACCACCGCCCTTTAATTTAGGATATCCCCACTTTCAAACGAAAGTCGGGATTGGTCGCACGTTAGCGGCTTTTTTTGTATCTAAAGGGATAGAATATGAAAGTGAGCAAAGAAAATCAGGAATGGATTAAACAATACGCCCAAATTCACCAACTCACCGAAGAAGAAGCTGTGAATAAATTAATTGGTGAAGTGCGTGATACACAAGAAACAGCACGCCAAAATATGCAAAAGGAAATCATTGAAAGACTGCCAAATTTAAATTTTGAACAAATGCGAGAAGTTCGCCAGCTTATCGAACGACTTTACCCAACATTTTTTCAAGTTTTATCACAAGCATCAAAAAAATAATCCCTAAATCCCACTTTACAAGGTGGGATTTTTATTTTACTATTCCGCTAACGGTGCTCAACACACCTTGACCAATAGCGGAATGAACCGCATTAAAGTGCGGTATTTTTTTATCCTGATTTTATGATCGGGTGGCGTTTCGTACATACAATACCGCAAGGAAAAACGAAAGGCTGACTATTGGCAGTGTTGAAGCACCCGATCGCCCTATCTCAACAGTAGGGAAATATAAAATACCAATAGGATAAAAAAATTATGTCTAATCAAATTCAATTTAATGCTTACAGTTTCAAATCTAATCAAGTTCGTGTAATCACCGATATTCATCAAGAACCTTGGTTTTGTGCAAATGATGTTTGTGCAATTTTAGAATATGCAAATCCTAGACAAGCAGTTCAAAAAAATTGCAACCCAAAGGGTGTATCTATTAGAGACACCCTTACCAAAGGCGGTAAGCAAGAAATGGTTTATATCAACGAACCAAACCTATACCGCCTAATCATCAAATCACGCAAACCAGAGGCAGAACCATTTGAAGCGTGGGTATTTGAAGAAGTCTTACCGCAGATTAGAAAAACAGGTAAGTACAGTTCAGAACAGCAACAACTCGCCCTGCCTGAACCCGAAAAGAAATATCCTTTCGAGCATAGCGAAAAAGAGCTACAAAATTTAGCGTGGGATTGGTTCGCCCTTTTCAAATGTGTGGAATTTACCAAAGACATTGTGCCAGCATTAGATGCCATTCAATCCAAATTTGCCCCACAAGCACGGAGTATCGTCTCAGAATATGGCTCAATGCTCCGCCGTCATCAACCACTAATCCAAAAGCTCACCGCCCAATTTGAAATCGAAACTTGGGGCGATGAAAATTGGAATAGAGTACTGCAGACTATTCGGGATAACGAAATTCTTAACCCAAGAAAACGACTCCCACACCACAATTTCTAAAATTTAACCAAAACCGACCGCACTTCCCTGTGAACCGTGTGGCGGTTTTGCTTACCTCAAATTCAGCAAAAAGGTGAAAATATGTTCAGAATTTTAATGATTATCGGCTTGTTGTGGTGTGCGTTCGAACTTGATTTGAGGGCTGACTGCGATGGGCATTATTGCGGAACAGCCACAGATTTAATCACAAAAAATTAACGCAACCCAAGCCTACGTTGTAGGCTTTTTTATTAGGAAACCCTATGGAAAAACTCACCAAATCCAAAGCGAGGGTAAGAGCGTTTGGCGAGGTGTACACACCTCAAAAACTGGTGCAAAAAATGACCGCACTTTTACCCGAAGAGAGCTTTGAGCCTGAAAAGAAAATTCTCGAACCCAGCTGTGGCACGGGGAATTTTTTATATGACATACTCAACCGCAAGCTATGTAAAATCCTCGTAGGTCCAAAGCACCCTTATTACAAAGTGCTGAATATGTATCAAGCACTAGCGAGCGTGTATGGCGTAGATATTCAACTTGATAACGTGATTGAATGCCAATCTCGCCTCAAATCCCTATTTTACGAACGCCTCGCAATGCTGCACGTTAAGCCTTTTGACTATTTTGTCGATCACGTCTTAATTAACAACATCAGACTAGGAAACGCCCTTGAGGACGCATTCACCTTTATTGATGTCGAGATCGTTTTCAAAGATCGTGATATAGGTATTAAGGTAGAGAAAGATAGCTTTTTGCTTAGCGAATATGAATGCCATTTGCAACAGAACACCTCTCAACTCCAAGCCGTGCGATTGCTGGCATTTGAAGATGAGATAGGGATTACCAGAAATGCAACCTAAGGCTAAAAAGCCTATTTTATTGGAGGGAATATGGAAGAAACCCTAACAATTTCAGAGGTCGCCAGTAAACTCAAAATGAGCTATGGAGCAGTTTATGCTCATCGCTTTCATTGGGGATTTTTTCAAATGGAAGGATCACGGGTATGGCGAGTCAGTAAAACAACGCTTGATCAAAAACGGCAAAAAACGCACAATGTTTGCCGATTAGACGATCAGGTCGGCGATAAGGAGAAATTATGCCGATCAGAAAAAATGAATTCGGTGTATGGCAGATCGATATTACCACACCGAGCGGCCAGAGAATTAGACGCTCTGCTCAAACAACTAAAAAACAATTAGCCCAAGAGCTACACGACAAGCTAAAACACGAATATTGGCAAGTCGAACAGCTCAATAAAAAGCCTGAAAGAACCATCGAAGAAGCCCTTGTGCGGTTTCTTGAGTCGTCAAAAGGGCAAAAAAATCTCAATGCAAAAATCCGCCATACGGAATATTGGCGATCTGTGCTGGCAGGGCGAACGCTTAGCTCTTTAACAACTGATGATATTGTCAATAATCTCCCCACCCACAAAATCAGTACGGGAGAAAAGCTATCATTATCCACACAAAACCGCTACCGTAGCTCTATAATGCGAGTGTTATCGCTTGCACAAAAAGCAGGTTGGATCGACCATATCCCTTATGTACCACGCAATGCAGAGCCAAAAGTTAGGGTAAGATGGATCACACAAACGCAAGCCCTGAACTTGATCAACGCATTGCAATTAGAGTGGATGAAAGACGTTTGCACTTTTGCATTAGCAACAGGAGCAAGAATGACCGAAATTTTATCGCTGACCTGGGATAAAATCGATCTTTCTCGCAATATTGCCATTGTCAGTAGCGATGTTGCCAAATCAGGGCGTGCAAGATCCTTATTGCTCGGCAAAGATGCCTTAGCCGTAATCGAAAAACGGCAATCCCAACGCCTCTCTCGTTATGTGTTCCACCGTGGACGAGATAAGCAAATCAAAGAAATTAGCTATCCTGATTTTAATCAGGCACTTAAAAAGTGCAACATCAGTGATTTTCGATTTCACGATTTACGCCACACTTGGGCAAGTTGGCACGTTCAAAATGGCACACCATTGATGGTTTTAAAAGAGCTAGGCGGTTGGGAAACGCTTGAGATGGTAAAACGCTATGCCCATCTTAATGCCGACCATTTACTGAGCTACGCAAATCACGTCAAACTTACGTCAAAGTGCATTTTAGACACTACAAAACTTGACGCTGAGAATGATATTTTGGACTGGGAGCCAGAAAAGAAAAAAGCCGTAAGTTACTGATTTGAAAGGCTTAACTTACGACTTAATACTAAATCCTTAATGGTGCCCGAGGGCGGACTTGAACCGCCACGACTCGAAAGTCGAGGGATTTTAAATCCTATCCATTATAAATACTTATAAACAATAATCACTAATAAAATCAATGATCTAATCGTCTAATCATTATAATTTTATCTCATCAAATTATCAGTATTTCCCACCTTTTTATATCTATTTCGTCAAATTTACGTCAAACTAAAACCCCTTCTCCACACAACATTCTTTTCTCGTTATATTTAACATTACTTAAACAAAAAAAACGAGAGCCATCGCCCTCGTTTTATTCCCAGCTTAGGTTTCAGTGATGAGCGGTAAAATCCTCCGGATATTGCCTGCGTTTCACCTCGCTTTCATAGGCGGTTTTGCAATGGTCTTTGTCGAAAAACAGCCCATTTACCAGCCGAAACCAAAACCGCCAGCGGGCTTTGGGCTTGCTCTCTAACACGGCTCGGCGGTAACAACGGCTGGAAAAGGTTTCATCTGCCCCACCGCCCGTTAAGGCGTTGCAAAGTTGGTCGAGGGCAATCAAAACGTGATAGCCCCACGTTTTAAATGGATTTTTCTTGCTCATTTTGGTATTCCTCATAGGTTTGCGACCAGCCGATTGACCAGTCATATTCAAGCGGATTTTCCGCTTGTTCTAACAAAATTTTGTGCATATAGGCGTTTTCAAACATTTTTTCTTTGAGCGTTTTCGCCGCGTTCCACACCGCTTTGAATTTGTCAAAATCTAACGGTTGAGCGGTGTTATCCGCACAAATCAGGGTGAAAATACGTGGCTCGCCGTTTTCTTCCGTTTTGCCGTTTAAGTCAAAATCCGCTTTGATTTCAACCAACGTGGCACGCCCTTTTTCGTCCGTGTCCACCCATTTTTCGATTGCTGGCACGTAAACACCGCCGTTTACGCACGTATCGCGTCTGGCATTAATTTGATTGCGGATTTGGGCACGTTGTTGAGTGAGTAGCTCGGCTTGTTTTGACTCATCAAGCACCCATTCCGTGCCTTGCAATCTGTGATATGGGCTGGGTTGTGGCTCAACAAGCATCGGATAACCTTGCTCGTTGGCTACGATTTGCTTGCCTTGCGATTGCCCCTCCAGCAACGTGCGGTAGGTTTCGTCGCTGATTTTTACCGCACCTTCAGGTGCTTGTGTTAAATCTAGGTAAAATCCCGCTTTGTAATACATTGTCATTATTTCCATCTCCCGATTGCTAAAAATTGTATGCGAACATTGCCTTGATTAGAGCCACCGTGCTCATACTCGTGATAATAACAAGTTGCATTATTAGATTTTGTTAATATATTTACATCTGCATCGTGAGAACCTCCGATAGAAGTTGTTACCTTTGAAAAAATTAATGGTGTATCAACAAAAGCTATAGCCCAGTTAAATGATTTTTCAAACCATTCATACAAATCATTCTGCCTGATTGTATAAGTTTGTATCATTGTCCCATCGGGATATTTCCTAATCTGGAAATTGCCAATTTTTTGATAAGTGATGAGACTTTGGATTTTCTCGTCAACCCAACCCTGATACGCGACTGTTTCGTTTTTATCTACTCGGGGGAAAGCAACATAACGAGTATCCCCATTAGCAAAGCGATACATAAAGTTAAAGCGCGGATCATCTTTAGATGCAGGATTAACTTCCCATCGCCAATAACCGCCATCGGGTAGGGTGGCGCGGACACGCTCCCATCTGTTGCCAGTAATATTAATAAGACCTGTTGCAGTGAGATTTGGTGCGGTAACATTGCCCGTAAACGTCCCGCCAAGTTCGGTCATAATGCGCTTTTGGCCAAGGTGATTGCCATTGGCGTCAAAGGCTGTTGTAAAGATATCCCAAGCAGTATTGCCCGTTAAGCTACCATAAGCAAAGCAAATCCCCCTTGCGTGAGCATTGGTGCTGTAGTGTGGGTGGGTAATGTGCATCATCAACCCATTGAGCGGGAGATTATTAAGTCTATCGCCATTAGGGCGGTAAAAGCCGCTGTAGGTATAGCCATTAGCCTTGGTGTAGTCGATGGTCTTCAAAAATGCCTCGCCACCAACCTTATCTAGCTTGATGCCGTTAAGGTCATACACTGCCTTACTTGTGGCTACGGTGTCTTCACTTTCACTGTTGGTGGCACTGGATTTTTGATTGGTACGAATAAATTCGTTAATTTCATCCAGATCGATTGCCCAGCGTTTCCATTTATCTGTATCAGCGGTATTAGGTGGACTATTTTTGTTTTGCATTAAGGCACGATAGGTTTTGCCTTGATGTTGTACATATGCTCCTTTCGGGTAATCTAAGGTTGCTGACCATTCAGGCAAGCCTCGTTGTAAATGGTAAAGTAGATTTTCGTCAATGCGTTTGAACAGGAAGTTAAACCATTCCATAGGTGGAATACCTTCTGTTTGTTCAAAAGTGATCCCCCATCCTCTTAACATATCAGGAAAGTTATCGATCTCGTTTCGTTTAGCTTGGCTTGCGAAGATCTGTTCGTCAGGTTTATTGGCAATGCTCATTGCTTTACTCCGTTAATTGATAGTGAAATTTTACGCCCGCTTGTCTTGGGAGGATGTCTAAATGCTCAATGGCAAACTTCTTAAAATCCGTCATTTTATGTCGTGGAATATCAATAGATACGCTCATATCATAGTTATCCATAACCTGACATTTCACCCCAAAAACAAACTGGCACGCGTCGATAAGGTTCGCTACCGTGCCAGTTTGATAATTTCTTAAAATTCGGCATTTAATTAAAAAGCGGTAATCGTCATCGCTAAGCCTCACCGCGTCTCTTAACGGGTCACGCTTGCGGTACCACTGTCCGCCCCCTTGCCATCGTCGTTTAAACGGCATTGCCAAAGGCGAACCACGAAAGCCAAAAAACTTACGCAACTGGTAGCCATTAATCACGCGAGGTTGCCCTACGTGTTTACCAACCAAGTCAAGATTAGCTCCTGTTGCCGTTTCAATGTCCATCACCTCAGGCAAGCGTGATAAATCGACAAATCCTTGAGCAATCTCTTGTTCAAAAAGCTTGATGGTGGCAAGGGCTTTAGGTTTATGGCGATATTGCCAGATGAGTAATTTGTGATAGTGCATTATTCCACCTCAATGGTGATGTCTGAGGATAAAATGCGGGCAATTTCTCGTGGCTGAATAGGGATGTTTTCTGCCTGTTTTGTTTGCCCTTTACGAGCGATTTTGAGGGATTTTACCCAGAACCCGCCGATAGTGTTAATCGGTGAATAAAGCCTTGATAGCGAGATGGATTGCCCGATAGCAAAGGTTAATGCAGATAGTACTTTTTTAATCCCCTCTTTATCTATTTCAGTGAAGTCCTCGTAGCGTACCGCTGTGATAGCAATTTCAATATCTACCGGCACTGCACGATCGAAATAAACCGTTTGCCTTTCAAACTCAACCGCTGTGTTGCCTTGCAACCCTACCCCCGCTCCTTTATTGTGATAAATCACCTTGGCAATATCGCGATCAAGTCCGCCATCAACAATGACGTTAATACTGTGTGGATTAACGCCTTTCTTGTCTATGGAAGCGGTATTATTCTCTAGCACCACAACCTGTTTCACATCATTGAGTTCGCTGATTTTCGCTTCTATTGCCAATACGGAATTTATCGCGTTTCTTGCTCGGCTTAGAAAAAAGCGGTGGCGTAGTTCGGCATCGGTTTCCTCTTCTGTGCCTAGCTGGCTTGTTTCACTTGTTGTGGCAGTGGCGAGACCTAAGGTTACGGTTTCAATCGTTAGCGTTTCACTTTGTGCAACACTAAACGCCCCTAATAATTCACTGCGGAAATCTGCACGGGCAGATCCTTCTTGATTAAGTTGCGTATCTTGCACGAGAACCCATCGCCCTTTTTGTGGATCTGAAACAACTAACCCCGCATAAAGTGTTGTGTAGGGATCGCCGGTTAAAATCACTGAGCGTAAATAGCTGTAACTGGCAGTTCGCCGAATAAGCCCAGCGTAGGCGACACGCTGATCTAGCCACGCCCCACTGGCAACATCAGGATCGAGCTGTTTATAAATCATTTCTGCGAGTTCTTCGATATCCATTCGCATTTGAGCCAATATGCCTATCATTTGCCCATCTGGTGTATCGGGAGCGAGATTAATATTTTGTCCGTAAATAGTACGGAAACCATTTTCTAGCCGTTCCACTAAGGTATCTAACCGCTCAATGGTGATGCCGTTTTCTGTTATTTTTGCCATAGATTATCCTTATTTTCGTGTATCGCGATGCTTTACATTTTTATTTAGCCTTAATAACTCACGCGATGTTCTAGACCGTAGATATCTAAATAATTAATTGAGAGAGTAAGTTTTCTCGTATTGGGGTCAAAACGCGATTGATAATGAGTAATTTGTTTTACCCCTTCGGTTTCAAGCACTTGTTTTTTCACTTGCATTTCTAGCTCACTCAGATCTACCGCCCGCCCCATTTTCTCAATCCAAGGCAAGCCGTGATCTAAGTCTAAAAACCAATCATTTGCGAATGACCAAAGACGGCATTGCACATTTTGTGCTATGCCCTCAGAATGATCGGCATAATTGGCTCTGCCTTGTCCAAAGGTCCAGTCGTGATTGTGATCTAATCGTCGTACTTTTATCATTTTGGCTGTCCTGTTGTTCCCCCACTATCGCCGCTATGGGTGTGAGATTTGCCTGATACCCCGCCTGCAATCACATCAGTTTGTCCCGTCAGCGTTCCTGTTGTTGTGGTGTTGCCTATCTGCTGTGTATTACCATTGTGCGTAATATCGCCCTTAATGGTAATGCTTCCCTCTACCATACGGATAAAGGTGTTACCACTCAATGTTTGAAGCGATAACCCTGCCGCAAAAAAATTTTTAACACATTGCGGTTGCGAACAAATACCTGGAATAAACATCGCGTCAGAGAGATCGTGAAAACGGTGATCTAACGGCTCGCTGGCGTTACCTGATTGCCACCAGCCATCAATACAACGTTCACTAAAAATAGCGATCCCTTCATCACCTGCACGCAACGGAAATGTTATGGCAAAGCCTCCCCCGCGTGGATAGCAGATCGGTACGTCCATTAAAGGAGGAATAGCAATACTTTTCCCATCAACTAACACCTGCTTAATTTGCACCGCAAGGCTCACCGTTTGCTTGGTCGGATGAAAATGTATAACTTTGGCGGGCAATGCCGTATGTAATTGTCGTAAGGTGTTTTGAATTTGAATATCTGTCGCACTTTCAGGTGTTGCGGTTTGATATTGGAAATCAGTCATTTTTTACTTTCCCCTTTCACTTTATTAAACTTGCCGCCAACTACGGTCATTTTGCTTAGCCAATCCCCACCTAGACCGTCACCATTATGCGAGAGTTTGACAATTTTGTACTCACCATTGAAATATTCGATAATAGACTGCACCTTGACAAGTCCGCCAATTTGCAATGCGGGATTAAGTAAACAAGTCAGCTCCAAACCATCATCGGTTTGTTCTGGCGTACCTATCATCCCCGTTGCTTGGTTTAATAATACCGCCTCATCATTAAGCACCTTGTCATAAGGAAGAAAAAGCAACTTGCCATCTTGAATTGACCAGTTTGCTTTATTATTTTTAGCGATACGATTAAGGATCTCTCGGCTATCACCATTTAATACTCTTGCACGGGGTAATTGACGTTTATTGACGACATCTTGCGTCCCCGCCTCAAGTGCGGGCATATTTTTTTGCACTTCCGCGAGGATTTGTTCATCCGTTGCCCCTGAATTTAACGTGATATTTGAACGCCCTTGCGTGTAGGCTTGATGCCCATCTGCACATTCAAGCTCTAAAATAAAATCAAGTCCTTCACGCTTGATTTTTGCCTTAGTAATATCCCCTTGATAAATCTGACTAATTCGCTGATACCCCACCGATAACCTCACCTTTTTAAACTGTTGGCTTAACAATTGATTGATATGATTACGGTTTAGATTCCATATTTGAATCTGGGCTGGGTTAGGTTTTTCGCTTATGGTCTTATCGATAGAAAAAGCCACTCGCAGTTGGGTGATTGATAGGGTCTCACTGTCGCTGATTAAATCAAGTTTCCATTGCCGTCCGAACTGTTTCATACTTTGGCCTCAATAAATAGCTGACAACGATTGGCTAAATCCTCAACAGTAGTTGGATCTAAATGTGTTTTGCTTAACTCCATTAGCCAAAACTGATAGGGTTGTGATGTGCGGTGCAATAATGGCACACCAATAGCGAGTGCCATCCCTTCACAGATTGTGCGTTGGTTGATCGGCTCGCTTACGTCCATCACCCAGCATTGCCCAATACTGTTATAACGTAATGTCAGTTTAATTTTCACCCCGTTAAAATCAAATACTTGCTCTTGATAAGGGGCGTTTGTAATTGGAAGTTGATACCACATCGTTTAACTCCGCAAATTATTCAGCCAAGATTTTATCTTTTCAGCCGCTTTAGGTTGAGTGATTCCTTGATTGACTTTACTCGCAGATTGCACACTTGCCCGCCCACTTTTTTTATTCCCCATTACTCCCTTTATTGATTTTGTTTCGACAATAAAAATCTCGCGGGCAGTCAGGGTAAATTCAGCCGAACCGTCCGCCGTTTGTTTTACGCTAACTGATTGTAATAGCATATTTTGGTAAAGGTGTAAGCCCGTTTGAATATCAATGGTTTCACCTGACTTTTGACAGGCGATTAAATCCGCATAGCATTTTTTTACTCTGCTGCTATTCGGTGAACTATCAAGCAGATTACCTAACCCAAAATCCGGTAAAAAAGGGGCTAAGGCTCTGACTTGCCCGAAAACTTGCTGAGCCTGAGCAGCCATTCCTAACCCTTGACTAAGTAGTCGCGTTGCTTTACTCAAAGTTTGTGCGGTTTGCATAGCAAAAGGAACAGGTAAAGGCAATTGGTTAAGAAAATCTGTTGCTCCCCGAATGTGAGGAAGCCCCAATTCAGACAATCCTAAACCTTGCTGATCGTGATCGACCATTACCCCTACAATCGTGATTTGTTTAGGTTGCAATACGCTGTGATCCGCAATGCTTGCTCCAGACTCAATCGGATTTTCCGTAATGGATAATTCCGATTGATGGCTCTCTTCTGTCGTCGCATCTAATTTAATATTACCGATCGCACGGTTAGAAATTTGTACAAAATCTAACATAATTATTGCCTTTTTTATTATTTCCTTTTTTATCAGTTCCGTGCCGTAAAACTCCGTCCTTTAGGTGGGGGGGGGAGAGGATATTAAGTCCTACAACAAGAAATAAAATCGCTAACGCATTAGGGATCAACCCTGAACAACTTGATTTCTAACTTCACATTGCGAAGCTAGATTGTCCATTTTGAATTGTGCGATTGACTTCATTAGCGATCAATTTTGCGTCTTGTTGAGGGTTTCCTGAGCTTTGCAAGGTAATGTTCGTCGTTACCTTGTTGTTGCTATTTTTTACGCTGTTATCCGCGTTATTCGCAACCGCCCCTGCGGCAGGAAGTGCGGTCGGATTGAGATCGTTTTTCTCCGCCTTATCACCGCCAAACCAGCCACTGAACCACCCTCCGCCTTCTTTGTCAGAAGAGAAAAATCCCTTTACCCCTTCAACAATCGGCTTAATGTAAGTATCGTATTTTTCCGTTACCCAATTAAACGCCGCCTCAAAAGGCTTTTTGATAAAATCAGTGACTTGAGCAAAATTCTCTTTCACATTTTCTACGCTAATTTCTTTGCCGGTAAACAGATCCCAAAGGGTTTTGACGAACGTAAATCCGGCTTTAAACGGAAAGGTGATAATCTCAATCACAGTGTTAAAAATCTCTGAGAGGGAAGACATACTAAACCATTGGGTAAATTGATTCCATTTCGCTTTTACCCATTTGAACGCGAGGCGAAACGGCGAGGTGATAATCTGCCATAAGCCCGATAGTACCGATCCGAGCATTGTTATACTCGCTTTGACTAAATGAACCATAAGGTTAAAGAAATTTTTAGCCACCTTGATCGCCCCGCTTATCATTTTAGTAAAGCCTTGTGCAATCAGATCGCCATCACCGCTAAATATCCCTTGTAGGAAATTCCAAAGCCCATTCAGATAATCCCAAAGCCCTGAAAATAGCTCAATAACATAATGAATGCTTTCTTCCACCCAAGCCTTCATCAGTGCAAATATCGGCTGTAGCTCCTCAAGTTTTTGTTGAATTTTTGCGATAACCTTAATCACAGGCTCCCAGGCTTTGCCAAAATAGCTTTCGCCACCTTGCATATACACAATAAGATCGTCGATTAAGGCGATCAACCCCACTAAAGCGGCACAAATTGCGGTAACGGCGAGTAGCATTGGGTTTGTTGCTAAGGTAATGAGCAATTTCCGATTTAACCAGGCGACGGCCGCCCCGACAAGATAAATGACATTTTTCCAGCCGATAGTTGCCGAAATAACCCGATCTAACGCGTTGATAAAGCCGCTTATAAAGCGAATGACTTTACTCAGTTTATCGACAAATTTCGTCAAGGTGCCTTTAATGAGCTGATTGTTGGTAATAAACCATTGCTTAAATATCGCAATAAGCTCTCGCACGACGGGGGATAGACGAAGCGAAACAAACTCACTCACCCCTTTAATGATTTGCCAGAACTCCGTCATAGCATCTTTAAACGCGGCTGCCTCATCCGCATTTTCAGCCGTACCTAACGAAAGAGCTTCCGCATTTTGCAATGCTGCTTCCATTTGCTCATTGCTTAATCGCAGTGTCTGAATCATTGAGGCATCAATACCGAGTTTAGCTAACATCGCAATTTGCTGTTGTTCGCTCAACCCTTTCATTTTTTGGCGAATCTCTTCCATCATTTCAGAAGCGGTTTTCACATCGCCATTGGCTTTTTTCGCACTCAATCCATAATGCTCGAAGGCTTTCGCACCTAAGCCGACACCATTTGCTGCTTCACCGATCGTGCGAGAAAGCCCCGCAATGGAGGCTTGAGCTGCCTCTGCGGATGAGCCATTGACTTCAGCGACTTTGCCGAGTAGTTGAATTTGTTTCGCTGATTCTCCCGTCACACGTGAAAGCTGAGCGATTTCATCAAGTGCGGTCAAATTTTTATCTAAAAAAACGCCGATCCCCACTGCCATTGCCCCGATTGCCGCCCCGACAACCCCTGCGGCTTTCCCAACGGCTTTGAGTGTACTATCAAATTTTTTTAGTTTTCCTGTATCAGCCTCTACGGCAATTTTCACTAATAACTCACTCAGTAGCATTTTGCTCAGCCTCCAACATTTCTACGACCACCGAATGAAAATCGAGCAAATCGCCTAAGCTATAGACCGTTCTTAAATCGTTTAGGGTGCAAAGGTTTTTCACAATCGGGGTAAAAATAAACCAATCAACTAAGGATTGGCAGGTTTGATGTCGTTTAGTGGATTGATTGAGGGTAGCATATCTTTCAGCAATCCACCCCCACCGATAAAAAAATCCGCAAATTGATATCTCGTCCCGTTTATCAAAACGGGGAATAAATGCCCTCGATATTGATTAAAATGTTTATCGAGCTGATGAGATAAACGATATTGCTGACCGTGTAGATTGGCAACGGTATGATTAAGTACAATCTCTTCAATTGCCTTGATCTCAGGTGAACCTAAATGAGCTAATAATGCCCCTAATACCGATTCACCGATTTTTGTGGTATCTTCGCCAAGCTGAATACCTTGTGCTAATTTCAATGCGTTTTTAAGTGCCGACCACGCCCCCATTGCATTAGCCGGTGTCATTCGGTATTCAACCTCATCTAATTGAAAAACAAACTCTTGCATTGTTATACTCCTTTCTCAAGATTAAGCGTCATTTTTTCAAATTCAATCACCCAAGTTTGAGCGTTATGCCCCGCCCCACGCGTAAAACCGGTTGGGGTGGTGAAATAGCCTTTCGTTGCGGTCACCACATCATCATTAAGTAAATCTCGAATAGATAGGGTCATCGGGCTAAAGGTTTTAATCGCGGATTTTTGTTGGTTAAATAATTTACTTAAATACGCATTGTCCTCAGAATGTTGCTTAATTTTTAGGGTAAGTTTGCCTGACGAATCAGGATTTGCCACAAAAACCCCTGTGCCATTTGCTCCAATTGTCCAGCTCCCCGCATCTTGATTTTGCACCGCACTAATCACATCAGCACCGTCTGCCCAATCACTAATTTCTCTGCCGCCTAACAAAACAATCACTTGTTTTGGATCAAAAACCGCCATAAAGCCTCCTTATCGGTTATAGTTAATAATGACATCAGATTGATGGATTGCCCCCGCTAGCTTCACCGCCGTTTGAATTGGCGTAGCTTTGCGTTGCTCTCGATCGCTATCAGAAAGCGTATCCATTGGAGCGGCCCAAACATAATAGCCTTTTTCGAGATAATCGTTCGTATTGAGATTTCCAAAGCTGTCGCCAGTCCATTGACCGGGTGCAAACGCCCCGTTATTAATCCCCTCTTGGCAAACTTTTTCCACCGCTGAAATTAAAATTGCCTGCCCTTTATCGGTAAGTGGAATTTTGGTTGGGGATTTATATAACCGTGCAAACACTTCTTTTTGTACGGCATCAGTAAACCAATCTAAGATCACAATTTCATCCGCAAATTTACCGCCAATAACGGTTCCCTCAGCTAACATTGCTACATCGTCATAATAGGTATAAAAGTTGATCCCTAATCGTTTCGCTTTATTCGCTTCAGTTAAGGTGACATCATCTGCGGTAATGGTGGGCTGCTGTTTAAATTTGAGTGTGATGGTTGAATTATTCGCGGCAAAATTCATCGCAAGGAGGCGAGCCATTGCGGAAGACGCGGCGTACATATCATCTTTATCGTAAATCGCCAGCGTATGATCTAAGCCGGCATCAAATAATTTTTTATAAATATTGCCTGTAGTAAATTCTAACTGTTCAGAGCGGATCACATTTGCCCCAAATAATTTTGTATTGGCTTGTGCGTATTTTGCTGCGGTTTCTACCTGCTCATCGGTTAATTGTGCGGCGAATAAGAAACCATAGAAATTATTATTGACCTCCGCAAAATTAAATAAGGCTTCACCGATCGTTTCCGCATTGAAACTTATCTGATTTTTACCGATAATCTGACTAGCTTGTCCGTTTTCCAGCTTAAGCATTGCTCCGATATAATCGCCATCGCTACTATCGGCAAAAACATAATGAAGTAACGTTGTCTTATCCTCACCTGCCGTTTTCGCACTAAAAATAAAACGGTTACCCGTTTGATCGTAGCTCACTTGAATTTTAAGTGCGGTGAGTTTTTCCTGAATTTTGCTCGCAATCGCGGCAAAATCCGCACATTCACTAAAATTTAACCCCGTTACTTTTTGAATCGTACTGTCTTGCGTAAAGGCAAAACAGCCGTTGGTAATTTTCTTAAAGGCTTCTAGCGTATGGTTAAGGGTGGCACCCCGCAATTCATTTTTGGTCGCCTCAATGGTTTTTGCGTTTTTCTGCCAGCGTCCAATAATTAATTGTTTTGCTCGTGGGCTTTGGGCAAAAAAAGGCAATGCCGCTTTTGCCGTTTCGCTTTCCGTCCCAAAGGCAAGCTCCACCTCACGTTGGCTATTAACGTATAGATAGCGGGTTTTCATATCTGTAAACACATTCCCCGCCTCGGGGGTAAATAATACCACTACGCCAAAATCTTTACGTGAAGCAGATTTTGGCACGGTATTAAGTTGTACATTGACAATATTCGAAATCGATAATGCCATAGCTTATCTCCTTATATTTTTGGTTAATTGCTGATTGGTTGCGACATCAACTTGTGCGATTGCTTCAAGTGGTGTTTCGATAATAATTTGATGAGATAAGGTGAGATCCATCTGCCCGCGTTCTTCATAGCCGCCACCGAGCGTTGCCGTAAGATTGCGTACAGCAGAATAATCAATGATCGCACAGTGCATTGCGTTGAATACGTCAATCATTGCTGAGCTTTGCAGTACACTGCGTAATTTATTGACAAGCGTGATCGCCCCTGTCCCATAGGCTGAAAGGCTAATTGTTGATAAACAGCTCGTGGTGATCCGCTCAGTCTTACCATTAAATGCTCGCCTGCTCTGCCCGATTTCCTCCGTTGAGAGTAAATCAACCGTAACAAAAGCACAGGGGTAACGCTGACCTTTTGGTAGATAACCACTTATCACACTGTGTTCAGGTAATTGTAAAGCCTGTTGAATGGCCTTGCGTAGTTGCACTAAGTCGAGTTGCGAAATAGTGGTAGTAACCATAGTCCCCCCAGTCTGTCGCACTTGTAATACGGTATTTGAAATGACGAAATAGCACTAAATCCCCGCATTTAAGCGGTTCTTGCGTAAAAATTTTCAATGTGGGTAAATAACGCTCCCCCTCAGGAAGTCGTTGAAGATCGTTAGCACTTGCGGGAATAACAATCGCCACCCTCATTTCTTCTGTGAAATCCGTTTCATCTTCGTTAGCAATAAAAACGGTTACCGTTTTACGAAAAAGACTTGAGCGAAATCGCCCTGATTGGTTAATCATCTCACCACTCCTTTAATTGATTGCCGTAAACGCCCCGTATCAATTAAGGGTTTACTTGATTTCTTGCGTTTTATCGTTGAAGGTGCATTTTTCGCCCAATCACCCTGTTCAATGTTTTTCTGAACATCAGCTTGGGCAATTTGAGCGATTTTACTTAACAAATGGTGTGCGTCCTCTCCGTTGTTAATGCCCTCACGATAAAGTGCGGTGTATTTTGCGGTATTTTCTTTCAGCGTTTGCGTTAAAAAAGGACGTGCTGGAATGCGTTTATCCGCTGAACCAAACTCTAAAACAGCCGCTAAAGTCGCAAGATTAAACCCCTCTTCCAACACCGCGTTATCCTCAGCGGGAATACCCACAGCAATATCACGTTTAGCTAACTGTTCCAGTTTTGTTGCCAGTTCTTGGATCGCATTTTCCCCATTCCATTCCACACTCATACCACCATCACCCCTATGCCAACAAGATTGCGTAATCGAAGATACTCCTGTCCATAAGCGGTTAAATGGTAAGCCTCACCGCCGTTAGGCGGTATAGCATAACTTGCCGATAATTCGCCCACACTTTCACTAGCCAATAACGCAATTGGTCCTCCCGCATTTTCACTCACCCTTTTACGCATTGCGATAAAATGAGCCGTTAATGCCAACACACCGCGACAATACAGATGACGCCATTGCCTTTCGTCAATCTCTTGTTTTGCATCCTCAATAAAAAAGCCGATGGTATTATCATCGGCTCGCTCAAATTCAGGATAACGCCCCTTAAAGGCTTCAATGGTTGGCATTTTGCCTCCTAATAGTCAATGTATAATGCAGAATCAGGCTCGAGGAAGGTTACGCCACCAAAAGCCATACGTAATCCTGTTTCATAAGTGACCAAGCCTTTTTCTTTCGCCCCTAATACACTCGGCGACATCGGCACATCAAACACCACATAATTTGGATCGTTAATATAAGCAATCGCCCGTGTTTTACCCGTCGTCACTTGTGTACCAAAATTAGACGGTAACGCTTTAATTGATACCGTTTTCCCCGCAGCCGCACTTAAATTTTTTGTCAAATATTCAAGAGCGCTAATATCGGTTTTATCACGGGTAAGTAACGCAAGATGAGCCAAGTCCATACCGTCAATGGCAAAGACATTCGGCGTATCAATACGGTGTGTTTTTTCCATTCCACGCAAGAAAATCTCTTTGAAGAAGGTAACCGCCTCCTCAAAGCTCATCGTTTTCACCGCTTTTTTAACTGTCGGTGAATAAACCTCCACACCAGAAGCATTTAACAGCCCTTTTAAGCGAGTATCACGCCCGTGTCCCAAAAACGCCACTTTCTGCAAGGTTTGTTGAGCATTTTTGTTTAATGCCATAATTTTTTGCGTATCTACCGCCACATTAAACAATTTAGCACGCTCTAGCTCAATCTGATTATATTGCACGGTTTTGATCCAATCTACAATCGGCGTACGTGCGTGATTAAAGGTGACAGAAACTTGATCAAAGGTCGTGGTGTTATCGCCAACTAAACCACTATCTAAATCCCCTGAAATATCTGCACCAAAGTGGATTTTTTCCGTTATCCCCACGCCACCATTTTGATCGACGTGAACAAATTGAGGAAACACAATTTCAGGGTATTTCGTTTGTGTCATTTGCCCACGCACTTGCGTTAATGCACTAGTTAAATAAGATAATGCCATTTTAATTTACTCCTATAAACGTGTAATTTCTGCTAAATGTTCCGTGGCATTGATGACCACAAAATCGGTGGCAATGGTTTTACCGCTATCTTCAGCTTTATCAATCGTGCCAACCTCTTTATCGCCATTTTTCACCGCTCTTACATAGACCTTATCGCCACGCACAACGCTAACGCCCTTACCAACGGTAACCCAAACACTGTCCCCTTGCGTAATATGCATCACATCGACCAAATCATTGGGCTGAAAATCATCTTTAATTAGCGATCGCACAATCACCCCCGCAATCACATCTGTTAGCGCACTTAATGGCTTAACGCCTCCTGTCGCGTCAATGGCAACAAACAAGCCCGCCTGAATAGGACTTTTGCCTTTAAATTGTTCTGAAGTGGTTTTCGCACTGGCTAATCCGCCTTTACCCACTTCCCCCGCAAATGTACGAGTAGTGCTATTTGCATATGCCATTATTGTTGTCCTCCATAGAGTTTATTAAAATCAATGCCCACCGATTGAGGCTTGCTATCGTTTAAAAATGCCGAGCCTAACTGGTGATCTTGCAATTTCTTACTGATATTTTTTGCCGCTTGATACATCCCCTCAATCGCCTCATCAGAAAGGGCGGTTAAGGTTTCAGCGGGAGCAATACCACTATGAACAATCACTTTTTCTTGAATTTGTCTAACCGTATCACTATCAGCAAAACTCAAATCAGCGGAAATCATTTTTGCATCAGCCAACACAGCGGAACGTTTCTGAGCAGTTACACTCGCCTTAGCCTCATCTTCAAGTTTTTGAATTTTAGCTTTCAATTCCGCATTCTCTTTTACTAGTGCTTCATCTTTCACGTTTCGTTTCTCCTTTTCTTTTTCCTCATCAGAAGCGGCGTTTTTTTCTTTTTTAGCAGACTGTTCTGCGGGTTTTTCAGGTTGATTCTCTCCGCTTTTTTTCTTAGGCATTTCACTGGTTTGCTCATCATCCTCTTCTTCAATTTGCTTTTTCTGCTCATCAGAAAGGCTGATACCAAAAACGCCTAAGATAGAGTCAAGAAGTTTCACTTTTTTGCTCATCGCATTCTCCTCATCGGCTAGCTTAACCGTTCCCCCGCAGCGACCTCTAGCCACAATCGCCACGTGGTTGCCGATCATCGGCGACATCTCATAATCAGCCCCATTGACTTGAGTTTGCGTCAATTTACAGTCATACCCACAAGAAAGCTCTTGAATGCCGTGATCTTGAATAAGGCGAATGGTTTCCTCATCATAAATCCACGCCTCCCCTTTTAGCGTATCTTGATCACGCACGACATTGCGAACTACCCCAACAGAAAGGGCTTTCCAGTTTTTCGCATTTACATTTTCCTTAGGGTGGCCCACCGTAATAGGCACGCCCTCAAAACTTTTTATGGTTTCATTCCCGAATAACGAGCCTTCCGTTCGGGCAACCTTTTTCACCGCTTTTTGATTACCTACATTCAACTCACTATCTAAATAATCAAAAATCCCCACCTTAGACAAGGTAGCCGGCACGACTAAATAACCGTCTTTAGTAAAGGTGCGTGCGGTCTGTGCTTTATCATTAAATCGCATAGCCACTCCTTTTTTAGGCATAAAAAAACCGCACTAAAAAGTGCGGCCTGTTTTGGTTTAATTTTTCCTAATCGCTTGTTTTGGTTTTTTCTAAGCGTTTGATAACTTGCTCCACAGTCAAATCATCATTCATCGAAATACGGCGATAATATTCAATGGCAAAAGGATTAGTCCGTAAATCATTAATCTTACGGGCTATCTCCGCTTTTGTGGGTTTATAGGCTTCTGCTTCGGCAAGTTCACGCTCTGTTTTTTCTGCCCTTTTCTTGTCCATTTCTAGCCAAGCATCAAAATCGGAATAACCTTCAAATTTAGCCAACTCTTTTTGCTGTTCTAACGTTAATCTCATATTTATTCCTCAATAAGTTCAACGAGATAAGTTTTCTTAAACCAACCTTTCTGTTGCACGTTTCTCACATAAAACCTTTTCTTAGTTTGGAATAATACCTCTCTTTCGTGAGGATATAAAGAGATTTGTTCAATATCTCGCCCTGTTTTGCCGTGAATGATAAATTTCACATTTCCCGAAAAGCCTATATTTTGCTCTGTTTTAGACGTGCTTGTAAATTGATATTCCTCCACAATCGCCCCTTGTTGGTAGCGGGCTAGAAAGGCTTTAAGCTCTTTCTTCGACAATTCAATATTGCGATACGTGGTTTTATTATGTACGGGTATCTTCTTCAGTGCGTTATCTAAGGTTTTTGCTAATACTAACTGCTCGGCACTGGCTGTTCCTGTCCTTAACGCTTTATTTAATGGTCGGTGGATTGCCCCCGTATAAGCTATGACTGACATTGCCTCACTACGGGATAAGCGATACGCCGCAATATTCGGCACGATTTTAGTCAAATGCTCAGCAACAAAATTAAATGCGGTTGCTCCGATTAAGCCTTTTAATAACCGATCTTCTTCAAACTGTTGTGTGAGTCCTACCACAAGTTTTTCGCTATCTTTGCCGAAATAAGGTAAAGCAACACAACGGCAGTTTACCTCGTGCGTCGGATGTCCTGTCGGTGGTGGACTCGCCCAGCTAAAAATTTTCCCCTCGTTTTCCGCGTGGCTTTCTCGCACTCGCTCATCACCGGAGGTTGACCAGATATAGTGGGTAATCCCTAACGCCTCCTGCTGTGCTTGGTCAATCGCTCCGTTAAATTTGCTTGATTGATCTCTTGCGATCAGTTTGGCTCTTTTTTCGGTGATATTGCCAATCTCTTTGAGTGATTTAAGTAGATCACGGTTTAATTTGCCATTTAATACGGATTGATGTACTACAGTTTGCACTTTATCCAAATATTGGTTATGAATGGATTTAATCAGTTGTACATTGGCTTGAGCAAGCTGGTTTACCTTATCGTTCACTGTAGGGTTGCTTTGAATATAGCTTTTTAAATCAAGCCCTGTGGCTTGCTGTAGGCGTTGGCTAAAATCGTTATCGTGCTGAGCTTTCGCTCGTTGAGTAAAGCCACCTGCGATACGGCTTGCCATTTCATCAATCTTTTTTTCCCCTAAGCGATTGAGCTTGTCGAGTAATGCAGTGCGATCATCATTAGCAGCATCGTGAAATTGCGACGAAAAAAAAGTGCGGTTATTTTCCACCGCACTTTCAATTTCATCTCGCAACTGCTTCACGAACAGTAACAATTCCCGCTTATACCAGATTTCTGCCCGCCTACTGTTCTTGATCGGCTTGTATCGCTTCAGTTTGATCAGCTTGTTGTTGCGAAGAAGCTCGGGTAAATTCATCAACATCTTGTTGCTCCTCAAGTAACGCAATATCTTCTGCTGAGATATTGGCAAATAACCCATTTTCATTGAGTTCATTCGCCACCTGCACTTCACTCAATACGCCATTTTGAATAAAGATATTCATTGCATTGGCAAAGCTTGTTAAGGCATTCATTTTTTGCTCAAAACTGATTTCTTGAAGGCTCGGAAACTCAAACCACCAATCTTTCGGCTGAAACCCTATCACCATTTGGGCTAATAATGGGTCAAGCCGTTCAAATAATGGTCGTAGTCGGCTTTCTTGCAATGCGTGAATGCTTTCGTGGAAGTTTTGAATATCTTCATCACCACTGGCTAAACCGCTTACGGATTGTCCGAATAATATCGTCACAGGCATATCAGCGGCACCCGCTACGGCATTGCGAAACTCCACTAATAACTCTTTTAATCCCGTAAAGGTTAGCTCTTTTTGTTCATACTCACTTTCACCGTCAATCAATAAGCAGTTTGTAATCGATTTAATATTTTGTATATGGCTCATTGCTTCAGTGATGCTTTCCGCCCCACCTGACGCAAGCTTAACGTTAAGCCCGGATATTTTAAAAATATCCGTCTTGCTCTCAGTGACCAACTCACCAATATTAATACTGAGCATATCAAAGCGTTTAAGCGTAGGGTAAATACCCTCTAAATCAGAAAAACCAAACAACGAATTATCACTTTCACTGCGATACGCTCCCTGCATTAAATATAAACGGGAATGATGCACCTCAATTTGACCGTTGAGGATATAGTAATTATATTTGCCAAAATTAGCAGAAAGGATATCTGTGTTTTTATTGCCTTTTCCTTGTATTAAATTTGGCTTAATCACTAATAAACGTTCAATGACTTGATTTGAGTTTAATGGAGATTGCACGCTCGCATTCGTTAAAATGAGTACACCGCACCCACCGTAAAGGCTTGTTGTAATACAAGCCTCTTTTGTGATTTCTTGCAATTTTAAGCGACGTTCTAGATCGTAAAAGCCATTAAGCTGTTTGGCAGCTAAATCATTCGATTTAATCTCCCGCCATTTACGCGTCATATGCTCCGCTCTTTTTAAGCAGACTTTTTGGGCAATCCAATTTTCCGCCCATAGCGTATCAAGCTCTTTTTGATTATCTGTTAATTTTACAGAGGGCTGATAAGTTGCCTGCTCTTGTCGTCGCCCCAACGCCATTGACATTGAGGTTAAACTATCATTTATACTTGTTGTCATAGTGCGTCCCAAATTGCTATGTTATTCCGAGCTAAACCACTCACCGCCATAACCAAGCTATCTGCAAGATTAGGTGAAGGAATGCCTCGTTTTTTCATTTCTTTTTTACTCTCCACTTTCACACGACCGTTATTGTCATAATCCACGCGAGGTCGAGAAAGCTCAGCGACCAAATAATCCAATTCACTTATCTCACTTGATAGGCTAATTAATTCTTCTGATGGATAGTGATCACCGAACTTAATTGCTCGATAGGTTTTATAAAAACGATCTCTTACCGCCCACCAAGACTGAGCTTTGAGATTGGCAAACATATCTTTATTTTTTTTACCTAAGCTATATTCTCGTTCTGGATATTCCACCGCACCACTGGCATTAAAGCCTATCGCTTGTAATTTACCTTGTTGTAAAGTGCGGTTATAATGTGCTTTAACACCTGCCCCAACACCAATTGAGTCAAAAATAATTTCATCTGCGGCAAATTTAATGGCTTCATCAGCAGTACGATCTGCACTGCTTATCACATCGCCCCCTTTCCAAGAAAAGCAATCCATTACCACCGCACCGTAAACCAAACAATTTGCGTTAGCGTCTTCTCCCTCATCAGCCACATCAAAGCCAGTCACTTTTTTACCCAACGGTTCAAAGCCTAATTGTTTATGTGCATCAATGGCAGCCTCAATCCACACGGGCTTAATGATCACTTTATCGCTATCTGCAACGGGTTCCCCCTCCCAAATATGCCGATAAAGCTCATAATCTTTCGCCTTGCAATCTTCCATTTCTAATCGCAAGGTTTCGGGGAAAAATGGATTGTCTGTAAAATTAACTTTAATCAACACAATATCGCTTGGCGGCGAAACAACAAAGCGTTGATAAGTATCATCAAGAATATTTTTCGGGTTAAAGGAAACCCAAATTTCAGAATATTCTTTCCGAATAGTTGGGATTAAAATTTCCCAACTCTCTTTTGACACATTTTCGGCTTCTTCCACCCAGCAAATATCAATCCCCTCAAGGGATTTAATTTTAGTTGGGTTATTTTTGATGCCGTAAAACAGGAAAATCGCCCCCGTTTTAAGGTTGTAGATTTTGTTTTTCTGCACATCAAATTCAGATTGATAGCCATAACGTTCGATTGTGTCGGCTAACAATTGGATAACCGAATCACTAATTGAGTTTTGCAATTCCCTGGCACAAAGAAAACGGCTATTTGAACGGCGAGCAATTTCAATTAAAAGCCTTGCTATCGTCCAAGATTTACCGCTACCACGCCCACCATAAGCTACCTTATAACGATGTGGCTCAATAAAAGGTAAGAATTTACTAATCAGCTTTTGCGTCATCTGAAAATAAATCCCTTAATGATCCTAATGCCATAGAGCCATCGCTTGAGGTTAAATCGACCTTTTGACTGAACATTCCCAAATGCTTACCCAACAATTCAAGGGCTTTATTCACCGAAGAGGATTCATAAACAAATTGAGCAATATCATCACCCACAAGCTCGCCATCTTCAGATTTTCTGATTTCAGTTTTAATAACCGCTTTTTTACCTGATGCAACTTCAATGTTTTCCAGCAACATCCGAATCACATCATCTTGCGTTATTTGAACTCGCTCAGCACGTTTGTTTTGAGCGGCTTCAATCGCTTGCTGAACTGTAGTTTTCTGTAGTAATTGATAACCTAATTCAGATGCTCTGTTTTTGCTATACCCAGCCCGAATAGCTGCTTGAGTTGCGTTTAAATCAATAAGATATTCTTCTACAAATCGTTTCTGCTTATCGGTCAACCCACGCCCCTTAGACGTGGACTTAACCCCGTCTTTCTTTGGCATAGGTTAATCCTTATTTAATTTCTCCAGTAATACGAATTTTAAACATTGGCACATATTCAGGGTTGTGGATATTCAGCAGTCCCTCAATAAAAAAGCCGATTTGATCTGCGACAGTTAAAACCCATTCAGGAATAAAATTAGCCGCTTCAATAATGGGGGCTTCGCTATCAATATCTTTGACATAAACAGGAATACCCCAAAGCCATCCATAATGCGTGAAGCCTTCCTCAATCAATTTCTTTTTCGACTTATAAAGCATTCCCATTTGATTTACTCCACTCAATCACCCCACTTAACCGCCCCGCACAAATCTCACGTTCTTTCTGCACCACTCGCAAATAAATAATCGCCTCACCATAGGTTGAACCGCTAAAGGCAGTTTGCGGGCAAGGGATTAAATAAATACTCGGCGGCAGGTGATACTCCGTTTCAGTTTTTGTGCTGCAACCGCTTAATAACATCATCAGGCAAAGGCTCGCGGCTACAATCCTGCCCTTTAATCCTTTTATAAATAACGCGAATATCTTCATCGGCTTTTTCTCGCTGTACTTGTTCAAGTGCGGTCTGTTTTTGTGTCGTTTTCCGTTCATCTTCGAGCTGTTTTGTTCTTTCTGCGAGATTATGGTTCAGTTGCTGTATGGTTTGGGCTTGCATTTGATTTTTGGCACTTAAGCTACTTATCCTCTGCGACTGATACCAAACCCAACCACATAAGCCCAAAATCACGCATAACCACAACAGCGAGGAATATTTACGGATAAACGGCACGATGTAATTCAAAATGCGGGCCATCATAAAAACGTTCATCTTCACTTTTCCCATTACCGTTCCAATCTCCACCCCAGCGAATGGTGACATTTAATTCTTTGGCCGCTCGAAACATTGCCTTCGCAATTTCCTTAAATTTATCCTGTTCTGACCAAGGGATTTTTCCTTCAACCAGCGGGGCTAAATCCACCGCGTGACCGGTTAAATGACGGCTATTCATTGTCTTAGTCGCCCCTTGCTTAAAGAGTTGGGCTTGGCGTGCTTTTGTTCTTACCCCTTCAATCACCGCAAAATCAACGGTGCTATATTCAAGGGCTTTTCGCACGACCTTAACCAAATCACCGTGAACACCTTGTAAATGCTTTTCACTACGTTGGCTAAATTTAAACATCTTTATTCACCCGCTTTTTTAACGCCTGCATCAAATATTCACGGATTTTCTCCGCACCAATAAACCCGAGCATTCCCCCAATAAACGAGGCAAGGCTATCAGGGAAACCAAGATGATTTAACAGCGACATACTTGATAAGGTTAAAGCACCACAAATTGCCCCATCCAATATCCGCTGGCGAAAACTCGTTTTCTGACGCAAAAAGGCAGCGCGTAGCAAAGACATAAAAAACGCCATCGTGAAACCCACAATGGCGTTGTAATTTTGATGAATATATGCCCCTAAAATAAGCCATATATTCGGATCGTTGTTTGGCATTTTCATCACTCCGCCTCCTTTTTGAGGCAATAAAAAGCCCACCTGTTACAGTGGGCTATAAGTTCTGCTAAGATAAAATTCCATGAGGATACAATTAAATCTATTTTATCAACCAAAATAGAATCATCTTCTCTTCCTAAAGAGGAAAAATCATCACTACTCAACATTTTAAAAGGGTTGACCGGAAAAGCCCTAGAGCGGGTAATAACGAAATTGGTAGATCTTGGATTTGAGAATGCGGATCAAGCAATCCCTCTGCTGAAAATAGCGTTTGAGTCCTTGCAGAAATCTGTTTCTTAAACACAAGATTTGCTATTAATTCACCTGACTGATTACGAATAGGTAATAAAACCTCTTCTAGTTCCTTTTTCTGGCAAGAGTTAGGAACGGAAAGCATTAATCTATCGTTTTCATCTATCCAAAGCTCTATACCTAAAAAAGTAAAAGGTTGAATAAAACCGCTTTCAGCTTTCATCATTCCTCCAATATTGAGCTTCTAAGTTTCAAATAAAAAGCCCCGACCGTTTCCGATCAGGGCTGTTAAAATTCATTCGTGCGTTTTAAACGTGCAAAACCGCAATATAGATAATATGGTAGTATTTTAATGCGCACTCGTCAAGCATTTTAGTGATAAGAAATAAATAATTCTGAACCACAAGCTTGAGCATATCGCAACAGTGTCATCATTGAAGCACGGCTCGCATTCTTTTCTAATTTGCTAACTGCTGGTTGAGAAATACCCATACGCTCAGCAACTTGAGAAACAGTTAAGCCCGCTTTTTGACGTAAAGATTTAAGCAAAAATTGTAATTCTTCAACTTTTCTCTCTTGAACATAAAGTACTTTAGTTTCCTCATCTTGCAGAAGTTTCTCTTTTACTGTTTTATAACTTACTGGCTTAACTTTCATTGGTCATCTCCTCTAATCGCTTAAATGCTAATTCAATTTCACTTACTGGTGTTTTCTGGGACTTTTTCACAAAGGTACGCAAAATATAAATTTTTTGCCCCACAGCAAAGGCAAAGAATGTGCGTGAGATGTCTTTACTCCCTGCTCTTAATTCAAATAAACCATCTCTGATTGGTCTTGTATGAGGAAAGCGAAGCAAATTACCTTGCGATTCCAGTTTATCTAATGCATTTAATACCTTAGCTTTCATTGCGGGCGTTAAATGCTCAATTTCAGATACTGCCTCTGGGTGAAAAAACAATTCGAACATCATTATTTACACATATATTATAAACTATGAGTTATTATACAATACTTTTACACCATAACTCAAGAGTTATATTTAAGCAATAAAAATACTCTCATTTTGACTTAACATTAGCATCAGTGATGTTTCTGCTATTTTTAAGCGTTCAAAATAAGTGCGGCGACCAATCCCAAACCTCTCCAAAATCCCAACCCGCACTGGCACACGATTTCGATCATATTCCGTATAAAGCGGCAAACGGTAAGCATAAGTTGCCATAAATAAATCGTAAAGCTCAGGTGTTGCTTTACGCATCACTAGCACGCAACGCTCGATTTCCTCAGCTAACGACTCACTAATGGGATCAACTCGTCTTTTGCTCTCATCAATCGGCGTGGGAATGCTCACCGAAAGGCAAGGATATTCCGTGCCTAATCGTGGTGTGGCCCAATAGCCCCATTGTGTACAAACTTTTTTAATATCGTTAAAAACTAATTCCATTGCTTCCCTCGCTTTTCTAATAACTTCACTTTCCGCTCAAAAATCCGCTTAATCCGCCTTAAATCCTCATCGCTATAATGTCTTGGGCGTTGATCGCTTTCGATTTCTCGCACCTTTTCGATTCCCAAACGCTCAATCAGCCCTACGCGATATTCGTGGTAATTTCCGCCCAACCATCGATTGCAGCGTTTGCATTGACCAAAAATATTAAGCGTATAAAACCTCAAGTGCGGGGCTGAACCACGGCTACGATAATGCCCCGCATCAAATCCCCCGCCTAATTTCTCGCTAATCAACGGCGTACCACACGAGATACATTCCTTATTCGCATCACGAAAACGGATATATTTATTCACCGCACTTTGAGCTTCAGCAATGAGTTGATTATGCGTTTTATTCTTTTCCTTAAGTGCGGTCATTCTTTTGCGAGTTTCTGCCCGTTCTGCTTTTGCAATTTTTTCCCGCTTTTTTCGTGATTGCTCTGCAGACAACTTTATCGCACAAGGTACACCGCACACTTTTTGCAGGCTGCTGACTGTCTTTGTGTAATAAGTGCCACAGACTTTGCACTTATGCTGTTTTGGTGCTTTTGCCATTAAACTTCCCAACCTTCCATAATCATTAATTCATCTCCAATCTTGACAACCCCACAATTCAAGCGTAGGATTTACCACAGGTCTCAAAAGCCTATAACGAACGGTAATTCACCCCGTTAGCGTGATTTTTTTGTATCTGGGTTTCTCCTATTTCTCATACCTGATACAAAAACAACAACTTAAATCAATGGTCGAGAGTGCGAGGAATATAACACCGCAAGGGAATAACTCCGCTCGATTCGTTACGAGTTTTGAGCTCTCGACCGCCCTAGTAAGGGAATTTCTCTCAAAAGGAAATAACGAAATGAAAACTCAAATTCAATTTAACACCTTTAACTTCCATTCCAATTCTGTTCGCGTCATCAAAGATCCCAATCAAGAAATCTGGTTTTGTGGTACTGATGTTTGCGATGTCTTAGGTTATGCCAACTCAAGAAAAGCCTTGCAAGATCACTGTAAATCATCTGGTGTAACGAAACGTTACACCCCTACCAAAGGCGGAAATCAAGAATTAACATTTATCAATGAACCTAACCTATACCGTTTAATCATCAAATCACGGAAGCCTGAAGCTGAACCATTTGAAGCGTGGGTATTTGAAGAAGTTCTCCCACAAATCCGCAAAACAGGTAAATACAGTTTGCAAAATTCTCAACAACTCGCTTTACCTGAACCCGAAAAGAAATATCCTTTCGAGCATAGCGAAAAAGAGCTACAAAATTTAGCGTGGGATTGGTTCGCCCTTTTCAAATGTGTGGAATTTACCAAAGACATTGTGCCAGCATTAGATGCCATTCAATCCAAATTTGCCCCACAAGCACGGAGTATCGTCTCTGAATATGGCTCTATGCTTCGCCGTCATCAACCGCTAATCCAAAAGCTCACCGCCCAATTTGAAATCGAAACTTGGGGCGATGAAAATTGGAACAGAGTACTACCGACTATTCGGGATAACGAAATTCTTAACCCAAGAAAACAGCTCCCACACCACAATTTCTAAAACTCTCTAAAATCCAACCGCACTTCGGTGCGGTTTTTGTTATACTGCCCTCAAGGAGGACAAAATGTTAAATTTATTCAATCTATTAAAACGCCCCATCGAAACCGAAACCTTAGATGCCTGGGCGAAAATTCTTGAAGATATTGCAAAAGTTGCCCTGCTTGCATTGCCTGTGGTAATATTTGGGCAAAATCACTTTTTATTTAAACTCGCAAGCAGCTTTGCTTTATTGCTTATCGCCTATTTAGCGTTAATCGGTGGTAAGCAAATCCGAAAACACAAACCCTACTTATCAAAGGAGGATTAAATGGCACTTACAATCGGATTATTTACCCTTGCCGCTGTAATGTTCGGCATTGTAATGGCGATTAATCACGCCGTTAAAAAAGATAAAAATGCTTAATTTTTTAACCGCTCTTTTGGGCGGTTTTATTATTCTTACCCAACAGGAAAAACTATGAATCTCACTATCGGACTTGGCGTTTTCGCACTTGTTATGGTTGCTTGGGCAATCGCTGTACATAAGTTTGTTAAATAACCCCTTTGCCAACCGCTCTTTTGAGCGGTTTTTAATACCCGTAAAACCCTTGCTTGTCGCTAAATCTCACGCCTTGCTCCGCAGCCCAAGCATCAACATAATCAATTAGACTCGCTAACCGCTTCACACCCATTTCTGCCGTGCTTTCACGTAAGTTCAACACTTCGCCCTCTAGCCCAATCGCCATTTCAGCTTGTCCGCCCTTTGCAATGTTATGAGCGGACACCATAATCATTTTCCACGTTTCAATATCTCGCTTTTTGCCCTGAAACTCGCATTGTTTGGCAATATCGCCAAGCATTGCGTGGAGTTTTGCATTCTGTGCTAACGTACGCGTTAAGGGCTTTATTTCCACCACTAAGGGATTTTTATCATCAAGTGTAAAGGAATGTATCACCCCGATGGCATTGGCTTGTATGCGTGCGTTACGCAAGAAAAAGCGTTGTTTAGTTTCCATCGCTTTCAATCCCTAACTCATCAAGGCTAAAATACCCACAAGATTTTGTGCGATTCACCCACACAAATTCCCCCATACGATCGTGTTTAGCTTCTTTCAGCTTCCCTTCGCAGCGGAATCTATCGTCTGAATATTCACCAATAAAAGCATTCACAGGTTGCCTATCCCATAAATCCGACAGTTCTCCACCGCACTTCGGGCATTTATATTCATTCATCATAAAATCCCCAAAGCTGCTTTGCAGGCGGCAATGCCGCGCAGGTTAATCTCACGCTGTCTTTCTGGCGGCACAAAGCTCGGTTTCGCTGGCAGGGTGATTTGCGGTTTAGGCAACGTTTCACCCGCTTCCAAGCGTGCTGCCATCGCTTTCAACGCTTTGCTCACTGCTTTGCACAATTTTTCTTCCGTGGCTTCTCGGTTGTTGCAATACAAATCCGTCAGCAGCCAATATTCCGCATCGCTCTCAAAGTGGAATTTGTGGATTTCCAGCATTCCGTAGCCTTGGAATTTCTTGAGTCGTTGGTAAAGCTCGTCCTCGCTCGGCAAGCCTAACGCTTCGTAACGGTCTTGCTTGCACCAAGAAATGAATTTGCCCACGCTTGGAAAATAATCATCAGGTTTCGACCGCACTTTGCGCATTCCTGCACGAACTTGCTCAATGGTGCGAATATTATTTTCCGCAAAGCCTAAAACCCAAGTACGCTTGGTAATGGGTAGCTGCACTTCGTCAAATTGGCTACGCATTGCTGGACAAGCGGCGAATAACTGTGAAAAAATCTGATCAACCAATTTTTCAATCTCATTGGGCAAGCGTTGTGATTTTTGCTGTGGCTGACCAGGCAATTTAGCTTGCATTCCGATTGCACTTTGCATTGTTTGCGGATTAACTTGTCTGATCACAGCATTCCCCTCCAACCTTCCTCGGTGTTCCATTCAATCGCATTCAATTCTGAAACTGTTTTACGCTGTGGTTTTGCGTTATTTTTCTTCACCGTGAGCTGATCCCATTTCTCCCGCAATTTGGCAGGGCTGAGAATATTGGCTTTCCAAAACGAATCTTGGTTTGCCCACTGGAACAGCTCGCAAATTTCCCTATGCGTTCGCCCATCTCGTTCACGCATCAGGCGGATTTCATTCGCCCAGCTGTCGAAAGACGGCGCTTTGACGCTGGGGTTAAGTTTTTTAACTAATCCAAAAATCCATTGCCCGGCAGTCATATCGTCATCGGAAAATTTAAACCGAGATTTTTTGCCCACGCTGCCGTCCGAAATTTTTTCGGACGAAGAAGTATGGTTAATTGACTGGTTAATAGAGAGACTGGTTATGGTGCTAGCTCCTGGCATACCCCCTATGCTATCTGCTGGCATACCTATGCCATCTCCTAGCATACCCGTGCTATCTGCTGGCATACCCTTATCAAGGTGCAAAATATAAAGATTAGAGCTTGAGCCGTCTTTATTTTTGCGAGCTTTTTTAGAGATAAACCCCATTTGAATTAATGCCTCAATATGCGTTCTTGCACTGGCTTTTGAGATTTCACAAACATCGGCAATATATTGATAGGAAGGAAAGCAAATGCCATCATCATTAGCATTATCTGCTAATTTCAATAAGACTAATTTACGCAAAGGATTACCGACTTTAATCTCCATTGCTTTTGCCATTAAAAGTAAACTCATAGCCCCACCGCCTTATCTTGCGTAAATTCACCGTTCCAATTTGCTTTCATCGGCAAATTGCCTTTCACATACCATTCATAGAGCTTTGCTGCTCCTTTCTTTAACAACACGGGTTTATAAGCGATAAATGGATCTTTACCGTGTTGAGAAATTTCTGTGGTTTCTTCCGTGAGATATTGATCTCGGGCGTAGGACTTAACGCGTTTTGTTCGGTTATCTTGATACAGCCAGTTTTTGCCAATCAAAAACTCACCCACTTTTAACGCATTAACCCCATTCAACCCTTTCACAAATTCAAATGGAGAAATTCCATTGCGGAAATAACTTTCCATCGAAGCGATTTGTTCAGATTTTTGTTGATTTTCCAGTAAAGCCTGTTGCTCTCGAACCAATGCCCGCTGCTCGCGTTCTTTTGCGTCTGCCCAAGCCCGAGCGGCAGCAACAGGATCGCTAAAGTTAGGCAAAAGTGCGGTGGTTTTTTGCTGATTTTCTATTAAAGTATCAATTTTTAAATCACACCAAACTGCAAAATCAGCATTGAGCCAACGGGCAAAATTCACTGCTAATTTAGGGTGCAACCAAGTTCCTTGTTCAATGCCACCTTGACGCACAACAACCAAGTCATTTGCCGTTAGGACAATATTCCCAACGCTTAAATTTCGAGCTAATGCATTGATATATTCTTTTGTTTGAACCGTTTTTAAATAATCTTTAACAAATTTATCAAAATGCTTTGCAATAGCTGTCGCATTCAAATAATGATTTTCATTGAAAGAAACGCTAACATCATTATAAAAAAAGTGCTGAATTCTCATTTTTTCTCTGCTCCTAAACTCATTGCAAATGCTCTTATTTCTCCTTGTTCATCAAGAAACCATTCACCAATAGTTCTATATTTATCAAATTTTTTGTGCAATTTACTTTCTTCATCACCGTGAATTAAAGCTAACACTTCAAAATGTGCTCCAGCTTGCGTTTCTAGTGTTCTAATGCGTTTTTTAGGAGAAATGCTTTTTCCTATTTTTATAAGATTAGATTTAGGATTGAACACAATATAAGTAAATATTGAATTCTCTTTTTGGTCTTGATGATTTGCGGGATATGTTACCCAGATACCAAATGCTTCAAGGTAAAATGCAGTACGTTGAAAATCTGAAAAAGCTTTTGAAATGAAAGGATAAAAACTAAAAAGCTTTTCACATACATAGGCTATTTGTTTAAAAGAGTTGATATTATCTAAACTCTTTTGGCTTTCAGATAAAATTTGTTCTTCATTTGCTTTGAGAATATTTTGGCAAGCAATAGCCGAGCATTCTTGAAATTTTTGTAAAATAGTAAAACCAACACACATAGCATCTTGCAAAGGTAATTCACCTTTTTCTATAGCTTGCATCAATAGTTGATCCTTTAAGATTTCTGAAAGGCGTTTTTCGCATAGCTCCGCAATCTCACGACTGCTCATTTTTATGCTTGCATTTTGTTCCGAAATTATTGATAATCTGCTCATAGATAATTCCTTTTTAATGAATTACCACCGTTGCTGCGGTGGTTTTTTATTGCTTATGAATAGCAATCGCCACTTCGATCGCTTTTGCCGTGGTCTGTTGTGATTTGTGCAATAACTTATGCAACACATCTTGTTCTTCCTGCGTCAGTACGCCATCGCTCAAAAATTCGTTGAGCTTGGCAAATAAAATCCCACGCTCAGCAAGTTCTTGCAGTTGTAACTGCGATAGCTCGACTAAGTCAGTTTCGTTTTCGTTCGGTACAGCAAAACTCACCTTGCCTAAACGCCGATTGATTTCATCCGACCAATTACTTACGCCATATTCAAGCTCAATGGCAATCAATTCTTCGCAGGTGAAGCGTTGTCCTTTGGTTTGATACAGGCGGTTATTCAATGCCTGTTCTGTCATACCAAGAAAGCCCGCCACGGCTGCTTTCCCGCCTTGGCACTTTTCTATCATTTCAATAATTGTTTTCTTCATTGCCATAAATTCCTTGTGGATTTTGTGGTTTTGTTTTTGGGTAGGTTTGGTAAATTATTTCTGAGAAGGGAAAGGGCGAACTTCTTCGGCTCGAACTTTTCCCGCTTCATCAGGGATCACAAAAATATTTCTTGCTTTATAAAGTGCTTTACTAATTGCTCCCTGAGTTACGCCAACAGCTCTAGCGGTGGCAGCTTGTCCGTGTGTTTTCACATAATCAGATAATGGAATTCTATTCATAGGAAACCCTTATTATTTATATTCAGACAATAATTATTACCGCCAGTAAAATAAAGGTCAATATTTGCGGTAATTTTACTTTTACTACTGTTGGTAATATGCTTTAAGAAAAACCGAGAGAAATGCCCAATGAGTACACAAAAAAAGAAAGAGCTCACATCGGAACAAAAAGCAGAATGTGAGAAGCTAAACGCTATTTACGAGCAAAAAAAATCAGAACTAGGACTAACACAAGCTTCTGTTTCAGAGAAATTGGGGATTAATCAAAGTGCGGTTAATCACTATTTAAAAGGAACGAATGCCTTAAATGCCAACATTGCAAGTAAGTTTGCAAGATTATTGAATATTACAGTGGATCAGTTCAGCCATCGCATATCGAATGAAATTAAACAAATGGCTGATACATTAGATCAAGAAAAGTTAAATGAAATTATCTTATTAGAAAAACGTCCGAAAAATTCAGTGACAATCCCATTGCTAGACATCTATGCAGCAGCGGCACCAACTGGAATTATTAATGTAGATTATCCAGAAGTGATTAAAGAAATTACGATTGATCAAGATCAAGTTTTAGAGCTGCTAGGGCGTAAAACCATTCAGGGGATCAATCTGATCAATGTGCCAACAGATTCAATGAGCCCTACAATTAACAAAGGTGATGTCGCTTTTATTGATGTTACTTGTCGTTGCTATGCAGGAGAGGGAGTTTACGCTTTTGTTGATGAATATGGAGAATTGTTCATTAAACGCCTACAAAAAGTGCCAAATGGCGGAATAAAAATTTTATCGGACAATCCTCACTACGCCCCATTAGATTTTACTCAAGAGGAATTGGAACGTTGTTACATTATGGGGAAATTGGTCAAAGCACTGCCATTACATATGATTGATCTATAAACTCAAACATAATGGGCGTGGAGGTTGAGCATAGGCAGGTTTTGTAAAAATAATAACTTACTAATAAACTAAGGCAAATAAATATGATTAAAAAATTTGAAGATATTAAAGATGATATTGTTGCATCTCAACTTTCACAATCCTATGAAAAGGTATTAATAGATAATATGTTACAAGGGAAACGAGAATTACTTTCAGCGAATGATATTATAGAAATGCTTGGAATTTCTTCTGACGAATTTAAAGAAATGCTCGATCTTCCAAATCATGTCCTTTTTGCGTCAAATGCAAGAGCTGTCTTCGATCTTACTAGCCGATTAAATCCTGCTAATGCAAAATATGAACTCATTAACACAGAATTAAAACAAAGTACAAAACTCCCTAAACCAGACATTTACATTATAGGAAAAGCAAGATGGGCAAAAGGAACTATCAAAAATTGGTTAGAAAATCAAACAGGACATAGTACAGATAAAGAAAAGGCAGGTTAACCACCTGCCTTCCTGAACCGCAAACAAGCGGCTCTCACACTTTACAAAGCTTGTCGGCTCCTACGTCCGAGGCTTCGGGCTCATTACCAGTAGACGCATTATGACAAAAAACAAATAATGAGTAAAGAAAAAAATGTTATCAAAACAAATTACGAGTATTTCACAAAGCAGGTTAAGCACTTATCTGCTTTGTTTTTATCAAAGTGATCAGTCAAAACAAAAAGAAGCCATTGCTATCTATACCGCATTACAACATCGTGCGGGTATTTATTTTTCTCTTATTCAAGAAATAGAGGTCGCATTAAGAAATGAAGTGAGTGAATTACTTCGCCAAGCTGCCCCGAATAACGATTTATACCAATTTTTTCACTATTTAGCACAAGACAAAAATGCACCACTTACAATCGAATCACAACGCCAACTAAAAAAAGCAATTAGTGAATGCAATAAAAAACATTATGATGAGAACGACATTATTTCTCACATTAGCTTTGGTTTTTGGGTAAATCTTTTTGATTACGATATAAAGAGAAATAAACACATTATTTACTGGCAAACCGTCTTAAAACCTATATTTAATCGTAGGTTTAATAGTTTCAAAGACTTATACAACACATTGAAACAAGTAATGCGTTTCCGTAATCGCCTCTACCATCAAGAAATAATTTGGAATAAGAAAACATCAAAGCATCCAATTCAAGCACTTAAAAATTTAGAGAAGACCTATACTCAGTTTGAGCAAGTGTTACAAAAAATTGCTCCAGAAAGATTTTCCTTTCGACAGCTATCACAAGCATTAATTTGGCAAAGAGATATATTCTTTGACCAACAACTCTTCTGTGCTGAGATTGGCATCTTGCCAACACATATTAAATAACCTAAGCCGCCCCAGTGGCGGTTTTCTTTTACCTCTAATCCCCTAAAACCATTTTCGCGACATCACGAAAATGATATTTCAGCAAAATTTATTTCTCAATTTCTGCCTTCTTACCTCTTTTTGCTTAAAAAGTAATCAAACAAGCAAAATTACCTTAAATAATATTACTTGCGGTATTTACAATTAAAATTACAAGCGGTAATATGCACCTATCAAAACGAAACAACGTTTAATGCTTTTTAACAATCAAGATGAAATAAAAAGCCCTGCGGCAACAGGGTTTGGATAATTAAGCTTCGTAAATAGGTGTTTGTCGGTTAGTGTCCATAACAAGACCGATACAATGTAAGCAGTTTTGTTTGGTCGTATAACCTTCACTTTGAGCTATAGGTTCGTGATTGGCGGCTTTTAGTCGCCAATACCACTGACCATTAACACCTTTGAAAATTTCAAAATACATAGAGGTAACTCCTTATGCAAAACGAAATGAAACGCTATGCAATTTCTTACTTCTTCAAAGGGAAGAAGTGGTGTTCAGATGTCTACGCCAACTCATTTGAAGAAGCACAAGAAAAAGTCAAAGCAATGTCCCAAGCAACTATTGATGGTGAGCTTTACTGTTCAATATATGTTCCAGTCAAGCCACAATCACGCATTGCAAGGTTGCTTTTAAAGCTACTACATAAATTTAGCTAATTCAATATTTCATCTTGGTGATGATGCTCTTTAACAATTTAGATAAAACACCTTGTCGCCTGATGGTGAGTAGTTAGTCAAAGCGTGGAAGACCCTATAGCCCCACCGCTACAACAGCATTATGCCCAATAAGGGAAACAGACATAATCCGACAAGGTGTTTAGGTGAAAGCTGGTCGCACATAATAAGGTGCAAGGGAGTAGCCGAAAAGAACAGTAGGACTTTTTGATTATTTTTGACCGATCCGATGACTCGTAGTGAGGTTGAAAGGAATGTTGAAGCAAGGGCGAGGTAACTACCAAAGCGGAATTAACGAAAAAATAATCTAGCAAACGCGGCTATAAGGGCGTGACAGCTTGGAGAGACAGCACTCATTCAAAACCGCATTCTTAGCAACTCGCTTTTAGTCTTTTTTCTTGGTGGCTTTGCGTGCGGTTCTAAATGAGATGAGAAATAGGAGAAACGCAGTGAAAAAATATGAATTAACCGATGAATATATTGAGATCGGATTTACAACTAAAATTAAACTCTATCGCATAAAAGCTTTAGTAGCAATCGCATCAATCGGCGTTAGTGCTGGTGATTTGGGTGGATATGTCGAGAAAGAGTCAAACTTAGATCAGAGTGGTGATGCCTGGGTGTACGATAATGCCGTGGTGTCCGGTGATGCCGTGGTGTGTGAAAGATCTGATATTGTCTGGTTTTCAAACGTGGGTACGGAGTACGGTACATTAACCGTATTTAAAACTAAGCAAGGAGTATTGTGGGCTACTAGAGGCTGTTTTAGTGGCTCTGTTGAGGAGTTTTTGAAAAAATCCGCGGAAGTTCACGATGAAAAAACGAAAAGAGAATATCAACTTTTGATTGAAGTCGCTAAATCAAGGTTGAACAACTAATACGCCCACACGGAAGGCGTTAAACCCCGTGCAGACATAAATACTCTTAACCTTGCCCACTGTAACAGGTGGGCTTTTTTAGCAAAATCTAAAAAATATTGCTCATATTAATTAGTGAGTATTGAAGGAATTTAGCTCTTATTTTTATCAATATCATCTTTTGAGCTCTCAGGGATCATTGCTGGCAAGGTAAAAGTATATTGTAAAAAGAGTTGGCTAAATAATCTTAGCTCCTCCAATTCATCGAGTGTAAAATCATTATAGGTATGAGAAGCTTCAGCACTTAATGTTCTAATATGCAATGCAAAATTCTTCAAATCTTTGGTAAGTTTTCCCTCTTCAAATAACTTTTCAATACGCTTATTTAATTTTGCTCTGCTATCATTCTCTGCTAATTCACACAATGCACGCTCTAAAGTTGAGCGATATGCATTTCCAGAAGCTTTGACAAAATGCGGTTTAGCTTTTACTTGTAAAAAAAGATCTTCAGCTGTCAGAAGCTCTTCTTCTACCGAACTAGGTAAATATTCGGGAATTTCTGCAGTTTTCGTATTATTAGGATAGAATTGAATCCATCTCCCATCGGATAACTCCTGTAAATTGTAATTATTTTTACTAGTTAAAAGAGAGCGAATTCTGTTTAGCTTTTGTTTAGAATGTGAATCATCTTGTACTGCAAGATCACCAATAATCGCACTACTGCAGGTATTACAAGTGGCTAATAATGAGAAAATAGAATAATTAGTAAATTTATCATTTTCATAGTACGTTTTAATCTCAAATCCCCCATGTTTAACGCCACAATGGGGGCAATCATAAGCAAAGGTAATCATAATGAATCTCCAAGATCATATTTATTTAATTGATGAATTTCTTGAAGGGCAAAGCCCTGAAGTAAAACTATATACTTATTTTAAAAATCAAGATAAGGAAACGCAACATAGTTTTGTCATTGCCTTAATTGGTAAAGTGGTTAGCTCACATAAACTTTATCATCACGAATTAAACAAGTAACATTGACAACCGCCGCCCTTTGATCTAGGATATACCTACTTTCAAACGAAAGTCGGGATTTGCAACCTGAACTATGAGAGCGGTGAAAAAGATAGACGCTCAAAGCGTCTTTTTTTATAGCCGAAAACTAGCCTAATCAAACCTTTGAAAGGCAACGTCAAATTGACGTACCCTTTCAAAGTAGTCAATGATGAGCTAGATGGAGGGATCGAAAGATCCGCCGTTTCTCGTAGCGGTATTGCAAACTCTGTCTAGTTCATCACCAACGATTTGCAACGTTAGTGATGGTTTTAAAACTTAAACTACGAGAAATCAAAATGACTACATTAACATTTCAGAACAAAACTCTTTCGGTTATTAATCAAAAAAATCAAATTTGGTTGTCTACTTTGGAAATTGGTGAGGCTTTGGGTTATTCACGCTTTGATAGTGTAACAAAGATCTATGAACGCCACGCTGATGAATTTACCCCAAATATGACCGCACTGATTAATATGCAAACCAACGGCGGAATGCAAAAAGTGCGAATTTTCAGCTTGCGTGGTGCTCACCTAATCGGAATGCTTTCCCACACTAAAGTAGCTAAAGATTTTCGTAAGTGGGTGCTGGATATTCTCGATAAAGAAGTAGAACGACAAAAACCAAAACAACTCGCTTTACCCGAACCCGAGAAAACATACACCTTTGAATTCACCGAGTACGAGCTTGAACAACTTGCTTGGCTTTGGTTCAGCCACAAAAGAATGAACACCTTACTTGCTGACCTTTACGAACCTCTCAATGCACTTGGATCAACTTTCAGCGGCAGTGTGTACAGCCACGCTCACGAATATCACCGCCACCACGAGGAAAGCCAAGCCACAATGCAACGCCTGATTGAGCCGTTCAAACGCTCCACCAAGCTCAACTGGCAACGAGTGATACCAAAAATCACCCCAACAAGAAATTATCTCGATTTCTAAAATTTAACCAAAACCGACCGCACTTCCTCGTGAACCGTGTGGCGGTTTTCTACACCCTAAATTCAGTAATTTGATTAAAAAGGAAACAGAGATGAAACAGCGTGGTTATGAAACACTGGTGGCAGATTACGTTAAATCAAAATTAGGTGAAAACATCACCACAAGTCAGATTGCAACGCAATATGGTGAGGTTAGCCTTTATCACAACAATAAACTGTATATCGTAGTGTTTGATAATCCAACCACCCTACAGATAGACGACATTAATCGCCAACTCTTCGCAGTACATTTCACGCATGAGCTAATTTATCGAACGGGACGAAAACTACTGACCTTTGAAACCCAACGCTTACTAAAACCGGAAGTAAGTTATTTACTCAGACATCTAAAACAGATGGAGAAGAAAAATGCCAATTTATCGCGTACATAGCAGTGCTTACCACGATGGCTCAACTAAAGGATTTCGCCACGACATTAAACATAAACGGCACGACTGTTTTCGTGGTGATGTGAGGATATTTCAAATCATTGATGGATATCCACATCAAATCTCACGGAAGCGGAAACGTTTTACAAATAAAGAAGAGGCTTATCAGTGGGCAAAGCAATTTGCTCAAACCATCACAAAGCAATTAAAAAGGAAACAAAAATGAACATTCAACACGTTAATTTTCACGGCGAAATTCATATTCATCTTCACATTAACCTTCAACAAGAAACGCAATTAAAGCCCGCTTTTATGCCTATGGCGGGCGAAGAATGGGTTAAGCCTGACGATTTTTCTCCTCAATCTCAATCAGATCAGCAATCTTGAATGTTTCCCAAATTAAACGGGAATAAAGTTGCTCAAGGGTAGGTTCTTTATTTGCCCTTTGTAAACGGGACTGCAAGGTGCTGGCAATCTGTTCTTTAGGAAGAATGCTCGCCGCCAACTGCAACCTTTCTGAGTACGTTAAATTTTTCATTATCAATCTCTCCTATATTGGTTGTACGCAAACGCCAATATACCACGTTGGCGAGCGTGGTTAAATAAATCGCCGAAATATAAGGAAGCGAAAAATGAACGATCTTATTAAACATACACTACAAACCCTACTCTTTCTTGTTGCCATTATCACCGTGCTAAGCCTTGCTGATGCCTACGCACAAACAGCGGAAGATTACTACGCAATGCAAGGTTTCAGCCCTGAACAACTCGCCGAAATGGAACGCCAAGCCAACCTTGAGTGGCAACAAGAACAAGGCGACTTACCGCCCAATTTAACCATTGAGGCTGAAAAATACCTCAAAAATTACACCGCACTTTTGCAGGAGGAAATAAACAATGGCAAGTAAAAAACGCAAGTATCTTTACAAACTCATTCAAGACCCTGTTTCATTTTATTGGCACGGTGAATGTTGGATTGATGACAAATTATGGAAAGCCACATTAAAAATGGTGAATCAAAAAGTGGCAATCAACCTTCTAAATAAAATTATTGATAGCTACAACTTACAACATTCAGGAGCGGTGAAAACCTCAACGGTTATTCCAAACTTCGACCTTGAAAAAACTTCTCCTTATCAAGTTATTCTGCCCGCAATGCCAGATGACAAATGGAAAACTGCCACACCAAAGCCCCAAAATACGCGTGAGTTGTCCGTTATTCCAATGCGAAAAGAAGAACCCACACAGACAAAGGAAGTCACAATGAACACCGAAAGCCCACAAGAAATCCAAACCGTAACGATTAAAACCCAACGTAAAAAAGTCACGCCACGCAAGCCGTTTACGCCTTATGGATTGAACGGCTATCTCGTGGACAAAAACGGCAAAGTACGGCTAATGCTTGACCGCAAAGCCAACGCCCAAACTATTACGCTTGAACCTGAAATGTTCGCAATGCTTGCGGATATGGTCAAGGCGACACAAGCACAGGAGAGGAACAATGAGTTACCTACAAATCGCACAAACCTATGATCGCAAAAGCGACCGATTGTTAGAAGCCCATTACGCTGAAGATGGCTTTGAAGAACGGTTACAAGCAGAAATCCAACGCATTGATGAGCAAATCAGAAAGGGCGATGAAACGCTCTTTGACGAGTTCACCCAAACCCTGTGCGACAACGATTTATTTTGGCTTGCCGTAGGAAGCGGAGCGGATTACCTCCCCTACCGACAACAAGCCATCGAGAAATTAGCCAAGCAACGATTAGGAGAACGACAATGACTAACCAAATCACGCAACCACAAAAACCCAAAAGCCCCCCAACATTAAAACAACTTTTTCAATCGCCACTAATAAAACAAAAATTACAAGAACTAGTGGGGAAAAATGCAAGCACCTTTGCCACAAGTGTTATACAAATTGCAAACAGTAATGCAATGTTAAAGACGGCAAAGCCAGAGAGTATTTTAAATGCCGCTTGTATGGCAGCAACGCTAAATTTACCCCTACAAAATGGCTTAGGTTTTGCCTATCTCGTCCCTTTTCGCACAAAAAGAAAAGTGCCTTTAGTTGATACCGAAGGTAACGTAATACTTGATAGAGATGGTAAGCCAAGAACGAAAGAAGAATATGTCGTAGAAGCCCAATTCCAAATTGGCTACAAAGGCTTTATTCAGCTTGCACAGCGTAGTGGACAATTTAAACGCCTTGTTGCTCTGCCTGTTTACAAAAAACAACTGGTCAAAAAAGATTTTATCAACGGCTTTGAATTTGACTGGGAACAAGAGCCAGAAGATGGCGAGCTACCGATTGGTTATTACGCCTACTTTAAATTGGTGAATGATTTTTCTGCCGAGCTTTATATGACCCACGAGGAAATCGAAAAGCACGCGAAAAAATATAGCCAAACCTACCGCACTTATCTTGAAAAGAAAGCCAAAGGACAATGGGCAAGCAGTGTATGGGCAGACAATTTTGAAAGTATGGCATTAAAAACTGTGATGAAGTTACTACTCTCAAAACAAGCTCCACTATCCGTAGAAATGCAAAATGCGGTACTTGCAGATCAATCCGTTATCAAGGACAGCGAAAATGGCGAATTTGATTACCCTGATAACAATATTGAAGACGCTGAAATTGTAACGATGAATGTCAGCCAAGAAACCTTTGAACAATGCAAACAAAATATTCTCAATCGAGAAACCACTTTGCAAGCACTCTGTGATAGCGGTTTTGAATTCTCACCAGAGCAATATGCACAATTGGAAGCGTTGGAAAATAACAGGGAATAGCTATGTACCAAATGAAAGCTAGATGTTCAATGCTACACCGCTTGCTACCAGAACCTAAAGCAAAATCAGAAACCATTTCAGCCACTGCCAAAAGTGCGGTACGGGAAATCGTTAAATTTGATCTGTTCGGTTATCAATCCTTTGACGGCAATAAATACACTGAAAAAGGCAATGAACTCGAAGATCAAGCAATCCGTTTGAGCGGTTTAAAACGAGGGCTTGCACTCAAGAAAAACACAGAACGCCGAGAGAATGATTGGATCACGGGGGAATGTGATATTTATGTCCCAAGTCAAAAGCTCATTATTGATACAAAATGTTCTTGGGATATTGGCACTCACCCATTTTTTACGGACGAAGCAGCAGAGAAAGCAAAAAAAGCGGGCTATGACATTCAAATGCAAGGTTATATGTGGCTTTGGGATTGCGAAGAAGCTCAAATTGATTTTTTCCTTTTGCCAACCCCTGAAACATTAATTCCAACTTGGCAAGATCCCGCAAAATTTGTCGATTTAGTCAAACAAATCCCACAACATAAGCGAATTACAACCGTAACGATTAAACGAGATGAGAAGCTCATCGAAAAAATCAAACAAAAGGTCGAAGTCGCCCAAAATTATTATCAGCAACTTATTATGGAGGCAACGTAAATGGCAGGCATAAACAAAGCCATCATCGTCGGCAATTTAGGCAACGATCCAGAAATCCGCACAATGCAAAATGGCGATCAGGTTGCAACAATCAGCGTGGCAACCTCAGAAAGCTGGACTGATAAGCAAACAGGCGAACGGCGAGAACTCACCGAATGGCACAGAATTGTACTTTATCGGCGGTTAGCGGAAATTGCAGGGCAATACCTCAAAAAAGGCTCAAAAGTCTATATTGAGGGGCGTATCAGAACCCGAAAATGGCAAGACCAGCACGGCGTTGAGCGTTACACCACCGAAATTCAAGGCGACAGCTTGCAGATGTTAGATAGCCGCCAAGATGGACAAAGTGCACAAACAAACGCACCACCGCGTCAAACGCAATCAACAAAATCCAATGCTTATGCTAATGCTAAAAGTGGCAACTACACGCCACCACCGCAGAATAATGGTGATGAGCTAGATGATGATATTCCGTTCTGAGTTGTCTAGCCTAGACAATTTCAGATGATTTTTAGACAAATCGCCCCTTATTGAAGGGATTTTATTCAGGACTTAGATATGAGAAAAATTATTCAAATTTGTAGTGATAGTTATCATAACTCAGAAACTGGTGCTTCAGAAGAAAATTTATTTGCACTATGTGATGATGGCTCAGTTTGGCGAAAGATAGAGTTATTTACTGGCTGGGAGCGATTGAAGCCAATACCGCAGGACAGCCTAGAATATGAACACTATTTGACATCATCCATCAATAAATTACTGGAAAAAGATAGAAAAAATGGATTAAGCAAAGAAGAAATACAAGATTTAAAAGATTTGCTTAAAGAACAAGAAGACTATGAATTATATGGGGTTAGAGGATGAACACAACCGAACTTTTAAATGAACGAGAAAAAACGCACGGAGACTTTGTCAGCGGTGCAGAAACTTTTTATCACCTGATGAAACCGATCATCGAAAGCCAGCTTTTTGAACGCAACAAAGTCAAAGCCTACGCCGCCACAATGATTGCCGCCAAACTCACCCGAATTTGTAACGGTGATGAAACCTTCCCCGACCACTGGGACGACATTATCGGCTATGCTCAATTAGCCACTGGTAAGCAATTTGAACCACAGCAAGCGGTAAGTGTGCCGGTTGTGGATTATATAAAAAAAGCCTAACTCCAACTGTTAGGCTTTTCCGAACAGTTGCGAAGTTATGAATGGTCTTGCTTAAACAACTCAACCGCCTGCTGAATAATTTGATACTGAGGCACATCTTGCTCACGGCTAAGTTGCTCAATCAACGCTATTGTTTCTTCGGGGAGCTTATAGGTTTTTGCTCGAACGCCACGTTTAGCGTCGCTTTTTGCTACAATTTCAGCCATTGTTTTAGCCATATAAACCTCTTGATCTCAAATTCATTATTGATTATGATTGGAGTCATTGGGGGACACTTCCACATATCCCCCGCTGAATTAGTGTTTAGTAAGCAGGCAGGCTTACCAACATCAACACTAATAAGATTATGATGATTTGTACGGATTTCATCATTCTTACTCCGAGTTGCCCCAGTTTCCACAAGCTGGGGTTTCTTGTATCAAGCCCCTTACTTGATGTAATGCCATTATAAGTGTACTAATATTTTATTGCAAGCACTTTTATAACAAAATCCCTTATTGACACCGCCCAGCTCTTATATTAGGATATAACCACTTTCAAACGAAAGTCGGGAATTGGCGTTCCTGAAATTGTACTGGCGGTTAGAATTGGTAGTCGCCTAAATGGTGGCTTTTTTTATAGCCGAAAATCAGCAAATCTACCTTTTGCGGAATTTTCCGCAAAACCCAATGATGGGCTGTATGGGAGATCGAAAGATCGCCGTTATCCAGTACAACGGTACGCCAATCTCGTACAGTTCATCACCAGTAATTGGCGTTACTAGTGATGAGTTCTAAAACTTATGTACTGGAGAATGTCAAATGACTAATTCAAATTTAATTTCTATTTTTAGTGGCGTTATCGCAAATCAATCAGTTCAACTTTGTAATGCTCGCTCTCTTCACGAATTTTTAGAAGTGAAAAACCACTTCAAAGATTGGATCAAAGATCGCATATCAGACTACGGCTTTGTTCAAGACGAAGACTACATCATCGTCACCCAACGCACTAACGTGCAGACCCCGCAAGGAATATCACATCACCCTTGATATGGGCAAAGAACTCGCAATGGTCGAACGCAACGAAAAAGGGCGACAAGTTCGCAAATATTTCATCGAGTGCGAACGCAGGGCTTTGCAACAACCGCAACAACTCGCCCTGCCCGAACCAGAGAAAAAATACACATTCGAGTTCACCGAGTACGAACTCGAACAACTCGCTTGGCTTTGGTTCAGCCACAAAAGAATGAATACCTTGCTTGCTGACCTTTACGAACCACTCAATGCCCTTGGCTCAACTTTCAGCGGCAGCGTGTACAGCCACGCTCACGAATATCACCGCCACCACAAAGAAAGCCAAGCCACAATGCAACGCCTGATTGAGCCGTTCAAACAATCCACCAAGCTCAACTGGCAACGAGTGATACCAAAAATCACCCCAACAAGAAATTATCTCGATTTCTAAAATTTAACCAAAACCGACCGCACTTCCCTGTGAACCGTGTGGCGGTTTTGCTTACCTCAAATTCAGCAAAAAGGTGAAAATATGTTCAGAATTTTAATGATTATCGGCTTGTTGTGGTGTGCGTATGAACTTGATTTGAGGGCTGACTGCGATGGGCATTATTGCGGAACAGCCACAGATTTAATCACAAAAAATTAACTCAACCCAAGCCTACGTTGTAGGCTTTTTTATTAGGAAACCCTATGGAAAAACTCACCAAATCCAAAGCGAGGGTAAGAGCGTTTGGCGAGGTGTACACACCTCAAAAACTGGTGCAAAAAATGACCGCACTTTTACCCGAAGAGAGCTTTGAGCCTGAAAAGAAAATCCTCGAACCCAGCTGTGGCACGGGGAATTTTTTATATGACATACTCAACCGCAAGCTGTGCAAAATCCTCGTAGGTCCAAAGCACCCTTATTACAAAGTGCTGAATATGTATCAAGCACTAGCGAGCGTTTACGGCGTAGATATTCAACTTGATAACGTGATTGAATGCCAATCTCGCCTCAAATCCCTATTTTACGAATGCCTCGCAATGTTGCACGTTAAGCCCTTTGACTATTTTGTCGATCACGTCTTAATTAACAACATCAGACTAGGAAACGCCCTTGAGGACGCATTCACCTTTATTGATGTCGAGATCGTTTTCAAAGATCGTGATATAGGTATTAAGGTAGAGAAAGATAGCTTTTTGCTTAGCGAATATGAATGCCATTTGCAACAGAACACCTCTCAACTCCAAGCCGTGCGATTGCTGGCATTTGAAGATGAGATAGGGATTACCAGAAATGCAACCTAA